CGACGAGCCTTGCGGCATATTCTTCAAGAATCTTGTCTCTCGCTAACAACTCTTGTTCGTGAATGTCGCTCATCCTATCTATCTGCTCTTGGTGGCTTTCCTTTGCTGTCTCAAATGTGTCGACGAGCGACGAGTAGTCTCCCCTCATCTTAGCGAAGACGATGATAGCCAATAAAATAATGAGCAACACTTTCCAGTGTTTCTTCACAAAGGAAAGTGTTGCGGTCGCTAGTTTAGCGTAATCGATCATTAGGCAGCCTTATATTTAATAACTGCGTCAATGAATCCCTGTGAACCAATGTAAATGGCGCTCAGGATTACAAAGTCGGAGCTAGTAACTGTGCCGGCGAATGTAAAGCCAGCGGCGGTAAGCCAGACAAGCAACTTGCGTGAAATTGCCTTCTCTAGTAGTTTATCAATTTTTCCTTTTATCATAGACATTTTTCCTCCAATCTATAGTATAAATAGTTATTGATTCACGAAAGCGCACCCATCAACTCTGGAAATGTCTATGGTCATATCGACTACATCTTTCAGCGAATCGAGGTGCGAAATAAGTAAAACTGTTTTAAAATAGCCCTTTATCATGTCCAATAATTCTGTAAAGGACTGCAAGTGTTCTTCGTCAAGAGCCGTGCCTGGCTCGTCAAGGATCATAATGTCACTTGTAGGCAAGCTGGAAACGGAGAGTAAGGCGAGCCGGATAGCCATGGCTGCCATTGTCTTCTCCGAACCAGATGCCATTTCAAGTGGGCGGGGATCGAAAGCGGGGTGCTTGATGTTGATGTTCAGTCGGTTGCCGTCTTCCTCAAACATCACCTCAAATGATGTGAGGTTCGCTAGCACCTTTGAGATGCTCTCGTTGATGACTGGCAACTTCCGTTTGATGACATCATAAGCGATTCCGTTGGGGTGCATGCATCGCATGTAGAGATCGTAAGCTGAGAACTGCTTTTGCAAGTCAAGGTATTCGTCCCTCTTCTCAATAGCATTTGCGACTTTCTGTTCGAGGGAGCCAACGGCGCGGTTTAGCTTTGAAGCCTTGGTTTCACATTTCGTCATCTTCTTAGATGCTTCAGATAGCTCATAGTTCGCTGCGCCTTTCTGTGCGATAAGATCCTCAAGGTTTTCTATTGCCTCTTTGTTCTCTTCGTACTCTTCCACTTTCTCCGCAAGCTCTCTCGCTTCTGCTTCCGCTGTAAGAATGAGGCTGTTGTTAGTTGCGACTCGGAGTTTAAAAGAAGAGTTGTCTTTTTCAGCAAAACCTTTTTTTCTGGTTATCTTTTCGTTTCTGGATAATAGTTCTTCTACTTCTTCAGGGTTTAGCTCTTCCTTTTTGTCTTCTAGCTCTCCGATTTCTTTGAGCAGGGCAGCAGACTCTTCCTTGTCGCTAGGCAGTTGTGCTTTGGCTGCATAGGCATCTTTGATGAACTTACAGGCTTGGAAATTCGTTCCACAAGGTATGTCATCAAGTGTCGCGACTTGTCGCTCTTTGTCGCGAACTGTTCTCTGTTTATTGTTCTCTTTAATGGAAGCAGCGGAGATCGAGCCGTCAAGCTCTTCTATCTTCTCTTGTCTCGCCTCAACCTCTTTAATGTCAATGCTCTTAAGATAGTCGCCTGCCTTCTTGATGAAAGTTTTGTTTTCTTCTATCTTCTTTGCGATGTTTTTGTTTTGCTCGTTGAGTCCTTCTATTTGTTTTTGTTTGTCTTCCAGTTCCGCCTTTACTGCTACGATATCGATTATCTCTGCTGGGATGGATTCTATTTTACCTGTAAGCTCTTGTAGGAACTTGCCTGCCGCATTAACTTCGTCTGCGTATTTCTTACATAGCTCCTGTTGTGTCTCAAGATCTTCTATAGACTCTGCCAACTCTTCTTCAGCAGCATTAATATCTGATATGAAGTCTCTGCCTTCAAGTCGTCGCAAGGCTCCCTTCATGTCGGCAGCATCTTCTTTTGCGAGCTTGAACTTCTTCTCAAAGATTTCCAAGTCAAGGAACTTTGCGAGAATCTCTTTTCGTCTCGTTGAGCCTTCACGGATGAACGATAAGCTGTCTAGCTGGCTGGAAACGCTTGTGAGCAGGAAGTCATCGAGTGTCCCGAAAATCTTCCTGATGTTCTTGTCTGTATCGTTACGAGTGAGCCCGTTTAACTCTGTCTTTTCGCCAGTGTGTTCATCTACCTTGTAGAAGTCAAGGTTCGTCTTCGCCTCTGTGCTCACCTCACCTTTCAGTCGGCGAGTGTATTTCTCCAAAGTTCTGTTGACGAAATAGCGGTTGCTGCCTATTGATAGGCAGGCAGTGCCTGATGCACCATCTTTAGTCTGGTTGATGACATTGACATTCTTTCGCTCGTTCTTTGATGTTGAGTTGAACATCGTGCAAAGCAAAGCATCAACTGCCGATGACTTGCCTGAATAGTTCTTGCCGAAGATGCCTACAGTTCCTTCGAGCTTTTCGAAGTCGATGCGGTTGCCCTCGCCATAGTTGAACAGGTTGTCCCACTCTAACGACTCAAGCTTCCACTTGATGTTTCGGGAAACCTCTTCGCTCTCTTCTGCTGCTTTTGTGTATCGCAGGTTGAGATCCAAAACCTCTTTCATCAGTTTATCGTCTGTCTGGTAGTCTTTCAAGTATTCGCGGATAAGCTCCTCTTGGATGGCAGGATCGCGTAGATCCTCTTTTTGGAGAGTGTCTGTAATCTCCTCAACATTGCCTCGCTCTCCTGCTGCTCGGTTTAGGAACACGATGCTCTCTGGCTTGAAGCGATGCTTTGCGATGTCTACCGCTTTCTTCATCACATCTAGCGAAAGGTTGTTCTTAGAAACCAAGCGAAGGCGAGCACCGACGGGAGCTTTCAAGCCGCGAGGCATCCTGCCTTTTGGTGTTAGCTCAATAGTGACGAACGGACGAGGGTTGTGGATTGCGATGTGTTCGCAAGTAAAGTTTTCTTTGTCTTGGATATCCCACAGAAGGAAGCCCTTATCATTGCTCTCGGCAAAGTTCTGTTGGACTGTGGATCCTGGATAGCGAACCTTGCCGATGTCTCCGTCAAGGATCTGGTTCGTCTTGTGAATGTCGCCGAGCAAGGCATAGTCAAAGTTCTTGAAGATGTCTATGTGGTGATCGCCGTGAGTCATAACCCAGCCAGTGTCGGTTACAACACCTGCGACTGAGCCGTGGTAAAGTGCGATGTTTATCTTGTCTGGGTTGGATGGTGCCACCCAGTTCTCTTCATCAAACACAGACAACACATTGAAAGTGATGTCGTCGCTAAATGAGACTTCTCCTGCATTCTTGATGAGATGTAAATCTGGATGGTTAAGTGCGCTAGCGATAGGCGTAACGGCATCTTGGCGGTGAGCATTCTTTAGGTTGCCATCGTGGTTGCCTAAAATGATGTAGACAGGTGCGATGTCGGCAAGGTTCTTTAAGAACGATGTCGCCAAGTCAAAATACTCTGGTGATAGTTGAGTTTTTGTGTGAGCCAAGTCGCCGCAGTGGACGATACAATCAGGCTTCTCATTTCTCAACCTCTCATAGATCTGATCGAATACTGCTCGATACTCTCTATGATACTTATAGTTGCGGATATGGGTGTCCGCTATGTGTGCTATCCTCAAAAAGAACCCCCGTGGCTTAAGCCACTCTTCATTCACTTATAATATAACACGGAAGGGAGGTGCTGTCAAGCGTTTTTTTTAGCCCACTGGTTGAACTACTACTTTTCCGCTATGTTCGCCGTCCTTCATTCGTTTATTCAAAACAGCTTGTGATGTGATTTGTTGCAACAATGATTGCAATGTCTGAGTGGGAGGGCTGCCTTGAGTAATCGCGGTCGTAATTCTTTTCTTCATATCTTTAAATACTTCCAGTTCCGGCAGCGAAGGCTTCGTAATTTCCTTTCCTTTCGTCTCCAGATCTCTCAGAAACATAGTCAAGTGATCATCTAGGTCAAAATACGATGCTGCTGTGCCGTCTGGATATGTGCCGTCTTCGATATTGGCAAACACAGTCACAGCAGCCATCAGGAGTTTTTCAATAACTTGTTCTGCTATCACGCCTCCGGCTGCTCCGGCGACCGCACCAGCACCACCAGTGGCTGCTCCGACCACGGCGCCGGTTGCAAGGCCAAGAACCTTGGCGGTGACGCCGCCGTACTGTGCTGCTAGCTTTTTTAATTTACCCGGCTCTTTTGACATAAAATAATCATGCAATTGGCCTATTGTTTTTATTTCTTTAGGATCGGCCACCAGCGGAGGATCCAGCAATTGCGGAGCCTCGTTAAGATACTCACGCCAATTTTCGAGGATTAGCTTCATTTACTTGCCCTTAGTTATCAAAGCATCCAGTTCCGCGGCGAAGATTTTGGCGAGCTTTATAACTTTTCCAGTAACGATGTCGCCTACTTCGGCAGCACCAACCATCTTCTTCTGTAGATCTCCAACGACCCCCCTTTCTTTGTTCGTAAATCCGCCGGCGCTAGCAGCGCCGACGCCGGTCGCGATGGTGTCCTTTCGGAACTCACCACCGCCAGTCTTTGTCGTTCCAAATTCTTCTTCGGGCTCTGCGGCGATATCCTCTTCTTCTTTTGAGGCGACAGAAACATCTGGTAATTCTTCAGCAAGCCGAATAGTAATCCTAGCCATATAATCTTCGTGCTCCTCGTCAGGGTGTGCCATGTCGCAACACTTGCCGGGATGGCCCTGCATCTCTTCTAGCATAGGCTCATCGACATCACCTTTGGCGGCCTGCTGGTAGGCAGCGTATCTAGCCTCCCCATCATCTTCATCCCAGAATCCGGGCGGGTACTTACCAGTCCAGCCCCTCTTATCGCCTCTAAATCCTGGCTTATCACGCTTATACATCCTGACGATAGCCGGATGTAACGGTTGCCCCTCTTCCTCCATCTCGCGGGATTCGGCATCACTCCAAGGCATATGCCCTCCAGGGTTGTCGGTGCTGGTGACGGCATGCTTGATGCGATCAAGAAATCCTTCGTCAAGCTCTCCCTCTTGGATAACTTCGTCAATCGCTGCCTCTTTCGCCTCGTCCTTCTTGCCGTAGCCCCACCTCTCCATAAGAAGTGAGTTGACTCTATTTTTGTGATCCTTGGTGTAATCCATTTCGTTTTCTCCTCAAATGGCTAATACTTTCTCCAGTAAATAGTCGTCAGTTTCCAAAATAGACGCTTCTTTCTTTCTCTTCTTGAACTCTGCTTTCGACATTTCTCCAACATCGTCGTATCCTGAGACATCTATTTGATAGACATCAATGCCGAACCTCTTAAATAGGTTTGTTATTCTGTCTGTCTTCTTCTTTGCATCGGGATCGAGAGCCAAATAGATTTCTTTTTTCTTCGCGACGATCTTTTGGAAGAGCTTTGTGTTCTTGCGAAGGGTTGAACCGAGAAGAGGAATAGCATTTCCTGCCTTAATAGCATCAAAAACTCCCTCCACGAGAACAACATCTTCCTCCCAATCTACATAAAGGTCGTTAAAGACGATATTACGGCTCGTAGGGGGGTTTTTGTACTTGGGCCATGCTCTACCATAGGAACGAGCTATGAAGTAACTCACGAACCCGTCAGGGGCAAAGGAAGGGATGATTATTCTACCCTCGTATTCGCCTGCTGAAGCATACCCTATCTTCCATTTGAGGATGTCTGGCTTGCCGATGCCCCTTTCTCGCAGGTATTGTCGGGCATTTAGTGCCGCAGTGTCCCGTTTTTTGCTTGTGAGTGAGCAAAATGACTTGGGAAGATCAACTTTTGGGGCAATTTCTTCCTCTTTTTCGGCAAAAAGTGAGTCAAAATCACTCGTTTCAACACGATTTTCGTACTTTGACCAAGCTAATTTGTCGTCTTGAGAGCCGAATCTGCGCACCAGAAAGCCGATATTGCGTCCACTTTTGTCGCAAATCCAGCATTTCCAGTAGTTTTTGTCGATGTTGACGCTTAACTTGAGCTTATTGTGATTACAGAACGGGCAATGGAATAAGTGTTCGGATCCTGACTTGTAACTGCGCCCAAGAGCATTACGAACTATCTTTAGCTTCTCTGCTTTCATTTATGGCCCCTGTCTATGTATTATAACACGGCAGAAGAGTTATGTCAAGAGAGAGTTGTATCCTGCCTTGGCTATGACGAGAGAATCTGCTCTGTCGAACTCGTGTGGCTTTGGATTGCCGTGCTTTGTGTATTCTATTGAGAAGTCTGGCTCGTTTGCGACAAGATGTTCAATGACGACTTTCTTGGCTTTCATTCCTTTGGGAACTTTGATGCCGCAAGACTTTCTAGCGGAAGTTGCTGAAAGGTATTCGGGCTGAATGCTCCAGATCCCCCAACAGATCCAACTCACTATTCCGTTAAAGGATGCGAGGGTTGAGAGTGTCTTTGCCGACGAGAAGCCAGAGCGGAATGTCTGCAAGCTTTTCTCGATGTAGATGTGCTTGATGTCATACTTATACTCGATGTCGAGGAGATAATCCTCTACTTTCTGTGCTTTGTGGAATAGAGTTGGGAAATGATTTTTATTTCTCGTATCTATTGCTTCGCAGAGAAGGATCTCGCCTTCGTTGTTGATTACTGTGACGCCAGTTATGCTTGTGGATATGTCTAAACCGAGGATCATACTATACTATAACACGATAAAGTTTAGATGTCAAGTTTTAACTTAAATGTCAAGTCCCTATTTTCAGTTTTCTTGACTGGTTTGGCGAGAGAGGCTATGCCGATGAGCTTTTTCTTTTCATCATAGATGCCGATTTTTGTAATGTAAGTGGTCTTAACGAGGCTTCCAGATGGATCTGCGTAGGATGCGCTGTGAATGTTTTTTATTACATTTTCAGGCTCTACATACGCATAAGAGCCGGTCCGTGCCCTGATTGACTGGCTAGCTGATACATAAGTTAAATTATTTGAATAATTTAATTCGCCCTTGTTTGCATGAGCAAGCATTGTGACAGTTGGAATTTTATGAGTGCCGGCGAAATCTAGCGAAAAAGAGGCGGAAGGGTTGATGTCGGCATAACCCGTATATGGTACCATATACGGGTAACCTAGACCAAAATTAAGCCAGCATGCGGGCTGAATGATGTATTGACCATCAACATCTTTATCACAAAAGGAGGTCGGTAGAAGGGCCAACCTCGTTGAGCCCGTAAGGATAATGATACCCTCTTTGTAGAGGACAACGCCCTGTGTTCCGTTGGAGTCTCTGAGCGCTCCATTTCTTCTCGTGTCTTGTAGTTGGGCGGCGATGGTTCCTGTTATATAAAATTTTAGATCAACTGTTCCTTTTTTGATCTCCGAACCATAAAAGATGGATGGAATCTGAATTATGTTAACTCCGCCTGAATCGTCAACATTATAATGGTCTCCAAGTCTTGCTGCATAACTAAGAGAGTTTTTGAGGGCGCTGCCGGTGTGGTTAGTCGTTAAGAAATTGTGACTCGCCTGATATCTCTGCCTCGTTATACTTGATGATAGCTGATAGCTGCCCGTTATGATATCGCCGGCATTATAGTTGTGAATATAGTCCGCCCTCTTAATCCCCTTGAAGGCAATCTTTTGATTCCCTTTGGAGATATATGGGTAGATTATTCCCGTATCAGGAACATTCCACGACGATGAGATAGAAGATGACGGGCCGACCACCAATGTCTTGTCGCTGGCCGCGGCACGATCTACATTATACTCAAACAGGCTAATATGCCCAACAGGGACATTGGTCGCGTTTGCAACAAACGCGCCTGGCTCAGTGGCCTTATTGTTGTAAAATATCCTAGAATCGTTTATAAAGAAAGAACTGCTGGGGTGTGCTTTTATCTGATTGTAAAAGAGATCACCGTCTCCAAACTTATAGAGAGGCATTCACACACCTCCTAATAGTCCAGTCTGACTCTGAGCGTCAACTCGTTTGTGGGATCCTTTCGCAACGGCTCTGAAAGCTTTGCAACCGCGAGAAGTTCGTTGTCTGCGGAATAGAGGCCGATTGTCGTGATATAAGTAACGGGAGCGTCGGCAGCGCGAGTTTTTACTCGAAGCTGGCTGGAAGATAGATATGTTGGGTTGCTTGAATAGTTAAAGTCATTATGGCTAACTCGGCAGAAATAAATAGTTGAGTTTAATTCTGTCGTATTATTATAGGAAATGTTATAGACCCTGTTCCGGAAACCGTCAGCTAATTGCGATATCGTTGCGCCGGTAGCAGCTAAGAGAAATCCCGTGGTGTCGTTATCAAGCCCCAGGTTAACCACTTTTGGAGATTTAGACGGAGATACGGAGGCGCCCAAGAGACCACCATGTGCCGTGGCATTATTAAACAAAGACGCAGAAAGGACACATATGCCGGCCTGATAATAAATCAAGCCGCATGGTGGATTCGATTTTGAATCGCCCAAAACTTCAGTGGCTAGCCATGGTGCGACCGCTGCATCATCCGTAGATGAAGAGGCGAACAGGACACCATATTCGCCGGCTGGCGAATCTACATGGTAACCGCTCGAACCGCTTGTGTCTGTTATTTTTATTCTGTCCGTCATCAGAAGCGGTGTTTGATTAAATGCGGTGTTACCCGAAGCAGCTAGCTCCATCGTAAACGAACCCTTTTTAATCTCGTCCTTTGAAAGAAGACGAGAAAATGGAACAAAATAACATTCATTCATCTCAGGTTCGCCGGTAGTTGGAAGCTTAAACTTCTTAATACTTCCTGTATGATCGTACCCAACAAGATACTGAGCCATTTGGTTATAAACATTTATTTTCTTGGCGACTTGCGAATGTCCAGAGGTCGTTCCGCTAACAGGAGAACTAGAGTGAAACCCAACAGTAACATCGAAGATATGATTTGCCGAGGAGCTTAAATAGGGATAATCATAAGTACTTTCAAACATTCCGTGGCCAAATGTTTTAATGTTGGCCTCGGATCCCAATGCTGTGGTCTGGGTTGCATTATATGTCCCAGAAACAATCGAACCAGTAATAGGAATTGCCTCGTGAAGAAGCGTCCTAGTGCTAGCAATGTCGTTGCTTAAAAAGCTTTTATATGTTGTTGCCATGTTATAATCCTATCCTTTATGATTTCTTAGCAAAGTCGACCGGTATATCGATTCGATAACCAGTATTGACACCGATCACTCTAACTGTTGACCTGATTATCTTATGTGATGTCGCAACACTATCTGCATCTGAAAGGTCTCCAGTTGTCCCAATTGTCGTAAAATAATAATTGCTCGTATTAAGTTCCAATGAAGACTGTATTTTGAATTTCAACAGCGAGCCCCGCGGGCCAGAGATAGTTTGAGTCGAATCGCTTGAAGTGTCTGTGTTTTCCTCAACAGAGACATCTGTGCCCAAAGAAAGATAGTATGTTGCAATATTATCATCATCGACAAATGAGATTGAGGCCCGATTTCCGTCGACATCAGTAATGCTGCCCAACCTATTATCTATTTCAATTTGATATTGCGTTTCTACCAAGAGAGGATCCAGAGTTCTTGCCGGAGATATCGCTGAAGTATCCAGCCCCTGATCAACGCGGATAAAGCCAGTACCACTAGTGCCTGGCGTCTCTCCATAGAGCACTCCCGTCACGGTCGACAAGTTTGTCTGGGTTGTTTCGTTGACCGCTACAACAAATGCAGCGCGCTCGGAATTTTTAGATGTTTCAGTTGAGCCGCCGCCCTCGTTTAATTTGAGCATAGGGAGATACAGCAAGTTGTTTCTTGGAATGGAAACTAGCTTAGACTTCATCGATGCTGCATTATCAGTAAACGCTTCCAAGATGGGAGTCTGCAATACCTCCAAATCATAATAAGCAGAACCGCTAGCATGATCCTTGTTAAAGTTTGTATAATTAATTTCATCGTCTCCGAGAGCAAATTTGACGATTCTAAAACTACCATCTCCTTTTGCCATTCGCATGCGACCTGTATCAGTTAAAACGGCATCCAGTATGATGTCGCCGCTGTTATCTAGAAAAGCCATGTTCTTTTTTCTCTCCTTGGGGTGCTAGTAATAAATAGTGTGTTGAAATAGATTTTTACTTTATAATCTATGAGTCCCATCCGGATGGGCCGTTGCCATTGCCGGAAGAAGGGCCAGTGCCTGATCCGGAGTTATCAAGTTCAGCTTCTCTCTTTCCCCCAGTCAAAGCTTCCCAGTCGTTGTCGCGATCTTGGTACAGTAGCGGCGGCTCAGTTGAGGGGGATTGCCCCGATAGAAAGGGGTACTCGGATGATGAATCGGACAAATGTTCTTTAAGATCGGCTGGGGCCGGTCCGAAGGCATTCGGGGTTTTTTCAGACTTTGTCGCAAAGGCCATGTTCAAATCAATCTTCTTACCAGTATGTTTAGATGTCAGACGAATTTTAAACCTTTTACCAAACAAAGATTCGTCTTCTAGTCCAAGAACTATGTTTTTCGCAAAAGCATTGCCGCGGCTTCCGTTGCCCTTGATCAAGCCTGAAGCTGATTCGTTTACCATCGCCTGCGTTATTTTCGGGGTTATTCTCAATAAGTTTCGGAAAGACTTTGTTTTTGTTCTCGGATTAACAGACTCGATATCAAAGATCTTAACAATCGGATAAGAAACGCCCCCATCATTATAAAGTTCAATTTCATATATTGGGCTTGGATTCGAAACCTCTTCATGGTCACCAAGAGCGCGGAATATGTAATAAAACTTTTTGTTTGGCTTTTGTTTTATTATCTTGCCGATTGAGCCGGCAGTTAGTGCCGTTCTTTCGGCAATATCAGTACTCACAGTCATTAATAATTTATTCTTAAAGTCTGTAATGTCATTTGGGCGTCGAGCCATTCTATAAACCTCGACGAATGCTATAGCACTTGTTGTGTTATAAGAAATTTCTCCGGTTGGTGAGTTTGTCTGAAGAAGATACTGTCTATTGTTTAAATTTTCTCGGTAACTGAATGGGATTGGCTCCTCTAAAGAAGAGCCGATGTTGGAATTAAAGAAGAACATCATCTGATTAGATACGCCCTTATAAGAAATAACATTGACCTCCGGTGGGATCGGAGGAGGAGCCAACACCCTTCCTTTTGCAATAAACAGCGGAATTTCAACGAGCTTTATAATTGGCTCGACTACCGCGTTCATGGAGCCCCATATCCTTCCATCTCCTCCTAGCCACATGTCTTCGGCCGAGGTCAAGTTTTCATATGAATATCTTGCGCCGATGATGGCCCGAAACTCTGTAACGACATATGTGTAATCAACATCAAGCTTAAGCTGCGTATCGATAAATGATAATCTTCTGTTCTCGGCCTGTACGACATCTTCGTCTGTCGAATTATATACATAAAATTCTTGTATAGGAGTGCCCGATGTTGATCTGCCCCTATATTTTCTCACTTTATATAGAACAGACTCTGAATATGCCGACTCTCCTTTCACAATGTCCTCAAAAGTCCTAGTGTGGACCTGCATAAGATCTGTGAATTTTCCTTGCATAGTTGGAATTCCCAAAGCAGCTATCCATTTCTTGTTCCACATATCCTGAATTCTTGCTCCTTCCGGAGGGTTGGCCAAGAAAGAGGAAAGATTTTCCGCGCCGCGGACAGCAAGATCTTCCTGATTTGTGTGCTCAGTGCTGATAAACATCGATGTTGCCGGCAATTTTGAAGGATTAGTTCCGGCCCAAACAGGGAGATCATACTTCCACCAGTCATTAAGATCCATAGTTAGGAAATTAACAATAAAGTTTTTCGTCTTGTTTGTATTATCTCCAGTAAGGTAGTCTATCGAATAAGATAAATTTTCTTTTGAAAGCGATTGAAGTGCGGCAGGCGCGCCGGATCCCTCAACAAAGTCCCTCATGAGGACAGAGGCAAGATCTGTTTCTTGAATTGCGCTGGCTATCTCTGAGTCTCTCCCTAGCGGCAAATTAATCTCTGCGTGAAATGGAAACAATTCTTTGTTTCCTTCAAACGGGGCAATTGTTTTCAATGGATCTCCAACGACCATTTGTGTTTTAAATCTTCTACGCCTTCTCTTTTTTCTTATATTTTTAGCCAATAATTTTGAGGTGGGGGCCCTGAGATTCATCGGACTATCAGGGTTTTCGGGGTCAACATTGTTGACTTCGTTTTTAAGGTTTGTTACTTGCTCATACAGACTGGGGATCGTAACCACCGTTGCTGCCGGACTGCTTAATACTTTCTCATATGCTCGATCACTATAGTTATACTCAAAGGTGACCCCCGCATATTCCGACAAGTCAGAAGAGCCACCAGCGGCATATGCCTCTTCGTGTGCAATCGGCACTCTCATTTTTGTTGCAAAATCTTCAAAAGTAGTATATCCGCTCGGCGCTTTTACTTGATCATATATTTTACTATAAAGAGAGTTTGCCTCGTCTATGTCCTTTGCTCCCTGATCTGACGCGACGGTACCGAAGTAGACCTTTTGTTTAAACTTATAAAAGTCTGGCTGCTCTTGTTGCTCTGATTCTGGTGAAGTTCCCAATGTATCATCTGACTGATCTATGCCAGAGAAGGGAGCATCGGAACCAAAATCAGATGGGTCGGCTCCTGATGGGCCCACAGGGGATCCTGCTGGGAGTGTGGTGTCGAGATTGGATTCAGGAAGAGATATTGGATCCTCGAATGTTAGGGTTATAGTCTTATTCTTCTTCTCGATAAATTGAAAACCAGTTTCCTTAGAATACCAGGAGCCGAAATTCTCCTTGAATTTGTCCTTGTTCGAAGAATCTGTTTCGTTCTTTAGAAGGCCCTGATTTAATATTGTTACTTTTTTTGAAGACATTAGTAAGGATCTCCCATAACGATAGGCGCAGGCGCGGCCTCTTCAAAAGTTGGATCAAGAAGTTCCAAGGCAGTTTTTCCAATCTTCGCGCTGCTTTTCTGCGGTGCGGTCGACCCAAAACTTGTACCAAATTTATTCTCAGCTATCGGTTGACCGGCCATTTCTGCGGTGCATGTATATTCCGGCTCGATGGCGGGCGCTATGAGTGCTGCGGACAATATTAGTCGCAAAGCTTTATATCCTGTGTTGCTAAAATTTTCTTGTGCGGACATAAGATCAATGTATGTTCTTCTGGTGGACCCAGTGAAGGTATCAAGTTCTTCATCTTCTGCCGCAGCCTCAGATACGCCCGGTGATATCACAAAAGTTTCATCAAACACTGGAAGATCTAATTTTTTATTGTGTGCAAATCTGATTAAATCATTATCGTATGGTCGTTGCCGGCACATCAATACGCGATTATTACTCTTGGCCTCTGATAATATCTTTTGAGTCATCGCCTTGAATTTTGGCTTTCCTAGAATATATTCCCCCGTTTGTTTGCTCTTTTTAAACCCCATAAAAACCTCTATTTTGTTTATCATCTTAAAGTTGTAATACAGCATTGCCTCTAGGCGCGGATCTTTCATAGGATCAGCAGAAAAGAACGAATTCATCGGCCTCTTAATAAATGGGCGCCCAGAGAAAAAAAGTACTTTATGTTGATTTGGCATCTTGCTCAACAAGCTGGCCACCGTAGCTAGTTCTTCCGGCTTCTTCCTTGACCGTTTACCTGATTTACTAATTTTTCCGGCCATCTTGCGCTTGGACAAAAGATGCCTCTCTAAAACATTATTTGGATTAGACAAATCAAACGCCCTAATTCCAAGGGTATCATTTGAGGACATTTTAGATCTACCAAACAATTCATTACCAGACTGTAGGAAACTACCCACAAGCGCAGAAGTAAACTCAGTAAAATCTCCCATTTCTTCTATATTTTCTTTCTTAAATTGCTCCACAATCACATCGGCGCCTTCGATGTCGTCAGATATCATACTAGAGTTAATTCCAATAACATCCTCCGCATCTGCAAAGCCTGAATCGCCTTCTTGATCGTCGTCGTCTTCTTCCTCGGAGTTTATTGATAAACTAAATTCATAATCCTCTGGTGTCGATATTGATGTGGAGAACGACATCAATACTTTTGAATTTATAGTATTAACCTTATTTTCTTCTATAAGCATCGATCCTGGATCTTCTGGGTCAAGGTTTGTGTGCATATTTTTCATTGCAACCAACTTATCTTTCCCTTTGGCCGCGATACCTGGTTTGAACGCTAAAATGGTGGACACGATCTGCTCATAATATTTATAAAACCAAAGCATAAGCTGATCAGGGAGCAAAGGAAAAGAGCGTGCCGGACCTAGATTGATATAAGCAGGAGTCAGATAAGAACTTCTAACAGTGGCCCACTCAATAGAAGATCCTTTAACTTTTGTAGTTGTAGGCATTTTATTCAAATATTTATCATTTTCCTGTCTTATTCTTTTCCTATATTCCTCTACGGACATATGTCGCACACCAACAAATCTGGTTCTCTCTCCTCCCAGAAAGTCATATCCAGTCTCCTTAAGAATATCACTATCAAAGATTTTTCGGAATCGATGTCTAATATATATCATTGGCTTATCGCTTCTCTTCTGATCGATCTTGCTCTTTTCAGTAAAATCAAGCTCGCCGGTCAAGAGACCCTTTTGTCCCAAGATTCTCTTAATCTTGTATTCAAGAGACTGAATTTGATCAATAGTTGTTTCAATTCCTGCTATGGTGCCGGTGGTTGAATTACACAACCTATAGAGCATTGTTGACAATTGCTCCGCATGCTTGTCCGACATGGTGGTAAGATTAAACAAGCAATCAACATAAGTTGCGACTGGCTTTACCCATGGAGCAGAAACTATGCTCTGACTTAGAAGTCTGGACCGGTCTGTGGCGCCTGTGGTGAGGACAGACTGTCGAGGCAAAGGATATTTCTTTTCTAGCTGTCTCTGATATGTCTGTTTGAAACCATCAACATTGACATCATAATTAATCGGGAAAGCAGATTCATCGCGATAATTCTCCAGTGCGTCTCGGGCGGCAACAAGCCTTCCCAACATCTCCTTGGCGAATTCAACAGTTCCGTCTTCCAATTGGAACCTAATGCTATATTGAAAGGCGCCGTCTGTCCTCAAAGACATGTCATAATCGCTAACAGAAAATGTGCGCACATTTTTGGTGCCGGCTATCTTGAGTTCTCTGATTGCTCCAATTAATTTTGATTCCGTGTTTAGATCCTCGCTATCTGGATAGGAGCGCCTAGAAGTCAAAGGCAAAGAGCCAGCATGTTCTTCAGCGGAGATTGCAATCAATTCGGTCCTAGTTTCCCAGTCTACATCTTTTGCGGCTGTTTCGTCCTGTGCCTGTTTAATTCTGTGCCTGAATATTCTTAAGTTTTTGATTTTGCTTTTGGACAAGATATTTAACTTGGCCTGTTCATCGGCAGTCTCCAACAGTTTCCCAAATTGCGTCTCAAAGCGAACAATCTTCTCAAAATCCATATGAAACATAAAGTTTGAAGCATTCGACGGAGAACGAGAAAGATAAAGCCCAGACATATACTTTTCTTTTTTACGAATTTTATTTGCTTCCGGAGTCTTGTGCCTCTTCCCCCTTCTCTTATTCTGTTGCTTCTCTAAAGTATCTGGTCGAAGCTGCAATCTTGCTTCTTTTGCTTTGTCTAGTAAGCGATAGTCGTCGACAATAAAATTTGGTATTATCTTTTGCACTAGTTGCTCTTGAGGTTGAGATGACGGTGATGCGCCGGAGAAGAACGCGGAGCCATTGTCGGAGTGTATAGGGCCGGCCCAGATTTGCTTTTTTGATGTTGTATAGACATAGGAATTATTGCTAACAGAACCATCCTTGATTGCAACTTCTGCCGTTGTGTAGCCTTGTATTTCTGACTTAATCTGTTTTGCATATGCGCTTCTGGATGCTGCGACATAACCGGCGTCCAACACAGTCATGGTGAATATCGATAAATGATCAGGATAAAGCTCATCGACAGTAAAACTAACAGAATAGGGAACAGAGTATATCGTCTTTTTTTTGCCGGCGGTGCCTCTTCTTTGGCTTTTAAGTTCTATAGAGCCAGATTTTTTAAGTGCAATGATTTTTTCTTCAATTTGGCTGGAGGTCTTGGCTTCACTGAGGGCTAGCGGTCGTACTCCATTCTTAAGAAATTTACGACCAGTGGCCTTATCTTTGCACAATATTACACGAATGTTCAAGTATCTTAAAAGCTCATCGTTATTAAACCAGAACGGCTGGCCGTCTGTGCCGTAAGCATCCTTGAGGACCAAATCAACGGTGACCGTCATGTTTCTTGAGCCCTCATATCCTTTTGAGCTTTTTACTCCAGATCTAATCTTCGCCTTTCCATACTGGTTTTTTGTAATGTTGGTTTTTTGTGATTTGTCGTTCGGGTCTCTCCTGTTCGAACCCACATCCCCCTCAGACAGAGTAATCTTACGAACATACGCCATCGGCAAAGCGTTGTCGAAAATACTAGAAAGATCTACTTTTGCTGCCATGACCTAATTGTTCCTCTTGTTGTAAATAGTAACTCGCACATTAATACTAGCAGTCTTCTCCGTCAGCATCGCTACCATAAATATCGATAGTAAGCACATCTTTTAGATCTGGACAATCAAAATCGATGCCGCAAGGGGAGTAAAAACTTCTCCCTTGTTTCTTCATTCTAGTAATGGAACTACAGATAACATTTTTTCCTATTTCATCATCGACATCTACATTAAAGTAATATTCTACAAATGACGGATCCTTTTCAATTGTATGTCCCTTTGTGCGGCCAGCTTTCTGCCTAGCCTCTTTTGGATCCAGTAAGATATTGTTCTCGACCATCTCTATTGGTTTAATGAAGGAAAGAGGAATGAGCACTTCTTCCCCCAGAGAGCCTGTTAGTCCAGTCATCTCAAACACTTCAACATCAAAGTTTCTATTATCACATGTGGCATTTCCTTCTTCGACCAGCAATAGCATTTCGTCAGCACCAACAACCACAGAGAGACCATTATTATAAACTTTTTGTGATGAAAGTGCCGGATCCACCCTGAATCTAGTAAAAGAATCTTCTGGGTCAACTACAGCCACCTTATATTCGATTGAAGCGTCGACTTGAGGAATCTTTAATAACTGATTTGAGTAGGTTGTAGAGCCTGTAGTGATGTTTTTTGTACGCAAAGTACCAGTCATATAGTTGATTGAACTGTTAAAAGAATCTCCCTTTAAGCAAGTTAAAGAAAAATAAGGCATCTTTGTCGATCCCAAATCACTAGTCCCAAGTGGCTCTGGAAGGGTGAATAGCTTCTCGTAAGTGGCTAGTTCTTTTCTATCTTCGATGTCTCCAACGCCATCAAAAAGGAACTCGTCCCTTCCTGTGAAACAATGACGGGGTTTCAGCCATGGCGTTTCTTCTTGTATTCTGGCCTCAGCGCTGTTTTTGTCCTCGTGCATTCCTGCGTGCTTAAAATCATAGGTGACTCCTTCGTCAAAAAATGCATAATAAACTGGCTTCATCTTTCCCTTAGATAGGAGATGCCTACCATATTGGGTAAGTTGAATGTCTAAAACTTCTTCTTTTGGATTAAAAAATGTCATTATAAGTTGCCTCCACCGGTGATGCTGTGGCTGGTACCAGTACTGGTGGTTTTCAAGAAATGAGTTCCATGCTCTCTGTCTCTGGCCGTGGGGATTACAGCATTGTTAATCCAGTTTCCCTGTTGCCGCCAGAGGATAGGTTCCACTTTTTCAGCAATGGCTTCGGGGTATCTAGCATAGAGATATCCGGAGCCGGCGGCGGACAACGCTGAGGACACCGCGGCTAGGCCCATGATTAGGACGCCGGCGGCGCCACCGGTCATGATGGCCGCGACGGTACCCCCGATAATGATAAGAATAGAGGAGAGGAGAGAAGTAAAGCTACCCCAATTGAACTCGTCGACGCCTTCATCGATGGCGAGGTCGTTAGCATAATCATCCCATACGCCGGTGAGGGATTTATTGGAAGAGGCCATGAAGTTGGCCCACTCTGCGGAGCGCTGTGCTTTCTTGTCTTCGTCTGTGACTAAATTACTGGTGAATGCGCTGATGTTATTGGTGATTCCGGCGGGGCCTGTACTGAGAATGGATTGGAACTGCGCTGCGCCGGCGGAGGTACCGCCAACTGTGCCTAGTGTCGCGCCAAACCAAGCTTCAGCTTCAGCGTTCAATTTTGCTTGCACTGCATCTTTGAGCTTCATTTCTTCCACTCCGAACTCAATCTCCGGTTCAAGGCTCGCCATCTCAACAATTGAGCAGAAGTCATATGGCCAGTTATAGCTATACTCCGGTATATCTGCATATGCCGAATGTTGGGCGTTGCCCATGGTACCAAAATAGTCTGTCTTTGCTCTTTGTTTCGCTTTAAACACCATCCATCTCACCTCTGATTTGATCCCAGAGCGCTCTGTAGTGGTAGCTTGTAGGTTAGCAACTGACTTCCAATTCCCCATTAATTCATTTGTAAACAGCTCGTGAGAGACTGTTGCTCGCGCCGACTCTGCCTTGACGCCAAGTTTTGGCGGCAAGTTCTGCCAAATGTGCGAGAGATCATCTTTATCAAGTTTATGCTCGAACTCAAAGATATACATGGCGATTTTCTTGGCTGTATCGTTTCTAGTGAAATCGAATTTTGGCGGTATAACATATTTTTGCATCTTGATCATCTGATCTGCTATGGATGGGCCTGGCATTACGCCAGAGTCATCAGGTGGCAGGGTGAAAAACTTTCTCCTTCCTTTTTTAATAATAAACGGTATTGCAACTATAGCTTCCCAAATCTTTTTTGATCCTCGCAATTTGCCGAATTTTTTAGGGGCAGTACCAAAGCCACAAACATCGATCAATGAACCCATACTTTGAACCGAATAATCCGATCCAAACGCAGAAAAAGATGCTTGGGGCAAATTATACTGATTATAATAAGATATTGTTGAGATGTTTGCCGAGGTGAGATTATCATGGATTCGCGGGGTTCGATTGTTGGCGCTTATGATGCCAGCAGGATCATGAATCAAGGTTGCGCTTGGATGATTTGCAAGCCAACCATCCGGAATATCAGTAACTTCAAGAAACACACCTTCGTCGGCTTTTGGAAGGCGACCAAATTGATGCCACATTCCTCTCGGTATGGTGCTGCTAGCATCCAGAGAATCTCGCGGCGTGAAAGTACCATCTGAAGAAGTAACATGGTTAAAATTAAGCATTGGGGTTTCGAATTTAGACTCGATAGACCAGCGAGTCCCGTCCTGCTTGAAAATGTTCAAACTTGCATCGCCTTGCATTGCCCAATTGTTAATATAGCTCCCGCCGGCGGGCCCTATTCCAGCCGCGTTGTACCGGTGATAAGAGCTTGGTATCGCTGAACCTAGGTTTCTGCCCAGCTCCTCTTGATCATAGCGCCAATACCTAACAAAAGTTCCATCTCCTGGTGTACCTCCATCTCCAGAGTTGAACACGGCGGCGTTGGCCAGAGAGAAAATCTCAGTCATTGTTGGCTGGTATGCTGGATATTCGACATCACTTCCAGAGACCATGGCCCATGTGTGCGGCCTGGTCGGGTGGCTGCTGGAAACAGCAACTAATCCCTTGGAGTAGTGCACTATGTCAATCCATGATTCTCCATCATAATATGGAGGAGTGTGGGAACCGTATATGCCGTTATCAGAACCAAATTCGAAAATAGATCCACTGGCCCGATACATGCCGGCGTTGTTGGTGGGCATGACTCCGGCAAGGGGCGGACCGAAAGCAGACGGACGGCTGTACATTGTAAAATTCTCTCTCGGCGTTGCATTGTTGCTCCCCGCGCCCATGGCTCGCATCTGCGTGGCCTCGTAATCTCCAATTTCGACGACTTCAGGCTCATATGCGCTAAACAATGCCGCATTTTGTGGAAGTGGAAATTCTCCCCATGGACCGGTCGGGGGCTTAACAGAGTTCATACTTCGGCGAATCTTGATTCTCATACCATATGGTCTGCCGGGCGTTATGGACAACCATTCTGACTCTGGCTTTGATTTAAGCGATGTTGTGGTACCACCTTTCATAAAGAAACTTGTTGTCTCCGCCAAGAAATTGTGCATCATATATTTATATAAATTGTTGCCCCGGCCGGCCCAGGATGATGTAGCATCCACCCAACAGTAGGGGCTAGGCTCGTCATCGGCGATATTAACATACGACATATAGCGTTCTGGTTCCAGAAGCGCTTCGAATGGTATTCTCTTATCCCAGCCATGGCCGTGATCGTAGGTTGCAGCTACTGGCCTAGAGTTACTAGCTATAGCAAATGAAGCAGAATAAAGTTGTTGTTGATATTCGCCGGTTGCGGTGGCGGGATCAGTATAGGCGCTGTTCAGGTCGAAGATGGGCCGTTTGGCGAATGAGCCGGTCATAATCGGGTAATCAACGGCAATGCCTGATTTGATGGTATTATAAAGGATTCCCGGTGCGAAGAGTGGCGTAACAAATGACCTTAAGGCCGCGGCCTGGGCGCGGTTGGCGCCCGTATATTTAATGTGGCTACCATACGATTTCGAGAATTGTGACGCCATCTGCAAAGTTCTCTCTGCTGGATAGAACCCATCATATGCGATGAATTTCTTAATTGCCTTGCATTTTATCGTTATAGACCATGGCTCAACAAAGTCCTTGTGGTCGTCTTTTATGATATCAAAATGTTTAAGGAAGTCTGAATTTGTAAACACTTTATAGAATTTATCTTCTGACTCGTTTTGCGGTATATTAGATCCAGTTGGCGCGCCTGGTATTTGTAAAGCTATCGGATTCGTCACTGTGAAATCATAATCATTGTTCTTATAGAAACTCATATGCTCGCTTATGCGAAACTCTGGAATGATGGACATCGCCTGTCCTTTTGATCTTATCTCGGAAAACCATTCATCATAAGTATCAGCGAATGGGGCCCGGGCCGAGGCGGTGAACGCGCTTGCGGTACCATAAGCTCTCCCTGCTTTGGTGCCTGCTTCCCATTTCGCCTGTCCTCGGAACATTGAACCTTTATGTAGGCCGAAGTTGTAGTCTGAAATACCAGGGGTTCTCAAGTGGTTTTGAACTCCAACCATACCCCACCGCGGTATAACTGAGGCTGTTGTTGGCATTATGTGGTATCGAGAGTATAGAGGGCCGCCTCTTAAGAACTTCCGGCCGCCGCCTTGTCGACTGCCTGAGTGGAACTGCACATTTCGATTTTGCAACTCACCGGGCTTATAGCCCGTTGCAGCATGGCCAACTAACCCACCAGTGACCGGATATGTCGTCTGCGTCTGTTCTGCAAAAGTTTCATCGGCATCAAGGGCCCAAGCACTCTGTGCAAGGACATAACCCATGGAATTTCTATCCTTCTTGGTTGCTGCAAGAGTTGTCCTGTCTGTTCTGCTGTCTCTCCAGAAGTTATTCTGATAGCCTGTTCTGCCGCGGACCTTGTTTGTATATGAATTGGCGATTGACGGATATACCACCTCTGAATAGTGAACCCTTCTTACTCCAACTACTGGACTGGTTGTGGAGTCCAGTGCGCCGTAAAGATACATTTTCTTTATCTCATCATAAGAAGAGAACCCTCTCCTTGCCTTAATTCCAGTCTTTTGGTTGAAATTATTATCATCAAAGTATGTTATGCCGTTTGCATATGTTGATCTGACCACAACGGCCTTGATATAATCAGCGCTGACTTCGATAGTGCGCCTCACTCCAGACTTAACCAACAACTGCTGTGTAATTGGTTTACACCTAGAAGTAACAACGGACTGAGAAATAAATAGTGATGATGCATATTTGTCCCTAACAGTCATGAGGCCATTTGGAGTGCTTACGGTTTTTTCGACACCCCCAAGTGGAGTGTGGGTATAGATATTGTTTCTACGATAAAATCTTGCTAGAGCGCCTTCGCCAACCCTAATTTGCTTCCAAGTTGGGTGACCGTATGGGCCGTTGCGGTGGGAGAGAATAGAATTTAGCGCATATGCATCGTCGCGGAAAGTTTTGTTTGTCGCGGTCCAATAGCCAATTCTTTGTAAGAACGATTCGGGGTTTGATGTTGCCAGAGCATAGGCGCCCATGTCGGCCCAGTTATAATAATTGTAAGAAGATGCCGGTAAAGCATACCCTAGGGTAAAATCTGAACCCGATATTGGCTCTACTATAGATGTATTAAGCCCAACAAAATCAACGGGCGTAAACTCGGCAGGATTAGTAGCTCTCGCATACGGTACCGGCACAGTCCCAACAGCGCTACCTAAGAGATTTTCCGCACCCATGGCGCTGGAACTAACAAAGCTCACAGCAGCGACCAATCCCGCGGATGAGGACGCAAGACCATCTTTTGGGAAATAGCCAAGAGATTCTGGATCACTGCTCAAGACGGACGCATTTATCCAAGTATATTGCCTATCAGATCTTGGAATCATGTGTTGAACATAATAGTTATCATACATAGAGCCAGTTCCACACGCCGCGGCGTTGCCTCCGAATTGGTCATTTGTATAGACTATTCGCTGAAGTTTATTTGCGTTAACCTTGTGATAGCTCGCAGTGGTATTCAAAGTATAATATTCAGCCTCTGAAATGAAAGAACCGGAACGAATTCCAAATTGTTCAGATCTCTCGACCAATTGAGACTGCAATGGTTGTCGAATTACAAGATTTCTGTAATTTAAATTATTATATGGAGAATATTGTGCAGACGAGAAATCCAAACCAGAGCCGCCGGCTGCATCACCCATGGTAGCTGGATCTCCAGGAGCAGAAAATCTTTCAACAATAACATGAGGCGTCTTTCTTCTCGTGGGCTTTGTGTAGTCCACCAGATCTGAAAACACCTCTGTTCCGGCGCTAGCGCTACTGTACCCTTCATTTCTGACGAAATCACTTTTATTAATAGACCGGTCAGAAGTCTGCACAATTTCATAAGTATTTGAATAGTTTCCTAGAATAGCAGAGGCCGTTGAATACTGTACATTCTTGATATTAACCGGTCGTTTGGCCAGGCCATCACGATGATAACTAGCATACGCCGGCGGGTAATGCATGGAACTTCTGGTTGTAAAGGTATTTCCGTTATGTACCTCCCATGCTTCTGGGCGGTTGTCGGAAGAAGTTAGTGCAGGGTTTATAGTGGGAGAAATATGCCTATGTTGCTTTCCTCCAACATGCTCACCAGTAAAGGGGCCCTGCATTGGAGTTTCGTATGATGGACCATAGACATCTGTATGATAGCCTGCGAACTCTACATTGCTAGTGTTGGATATGTATCCGGTGGTCGCAGATGAACTGTACAGTACCACTGGAGAGAACACCTCGGCTTTTCCATCTCCTTCAAATTCTCCGCTTATAGAAGAGTTGTCTGTTGTTGTTTGTTCAAACCTTCTTTTTGTTTCGACAATAGGCTTCCCAGTTTCAGCCGCGGCAATATCCTTAAAGCTACCTTTCGAAACCTTCAAGCTCGTAGGGGAGCCCGGTCGGATGATATTGGCCACAAGATCAGGTTTTTGTGATCTTGGAAAGTTATAGCCGCCATGGATAAGTCGATCAGGAGATGATTTAATATCCGCAGTAAGCTTAAACGGGGAAGATAGCTGCCTCAAAGAATAAGAGGATCCCTGATATCTGTCTGTTCCCTGCCCGCCAAAGTGCTCTTTACTATAAGAAGAAGAATTAAAACTCAGTATAATATCGTTAATGGATCCTCTGGCGCTGTTTATCGATGTGGATGTTCCGAAGCGTGCATTGTCCCTACCTGCTCTTTCTCTCCACCAAAGAGCATTTGTGCCCTGAGCATCACTTACGGGGGCGTGGCCATGTTTCCAGTCATAGGCAAGCTCCCCTATTCCTTTCACGCCCCCCTCAACCCCCTCAATCGCCGTGGCCGCGGTATTTAGATCGTTGACCATCGGATATTGGTGCCGGTAGCTACTTCTTTCGAAAATGTGGCTCTCAACAACAGTTCTGATCTCGTCTGCAACATTTGCTGAAGCTGGAACTAGCTGCTGGATCATTACAGACAAAGAATTATCGATCCATTTATAGTAATCGATAAACTTGTCGAGATCCGGATTGTTCTCGATTTTCTCAAAGAATAGTGCGCGCAACCTGTCTAAGTCTTTGTAGCCGCTGCGATATTTGCTTGTTACTTCGCCAATAAGATTATTAAACTCAACAATCGTTCCGAATATATTTAACATCTCCTGAGAGATTATTCCGTACATGCTCTTTTCAAAAGCAAAGAATGTCTGTGAAACTGCGGGATCGCTGGGGAAAAGATCGTCGTCCTGCGACAACACATTAACTGCATCATCACTATTAACTACTTCCGGCAGTCTTTGCTTTGAAGATGCGACATAATTCTTATCAACGACTTTAGCGGAGCTTGTTGTAGAAGGGAAATATCCGCGGCCGGCGTACATATTGGCTATGATGTGCGATAAGTTTCCGTCACTTGGATAACGAGATCGAAGAGATACGGATCCTGAACAAGCGTCGTCAACCTCAAACTGACCAAGCGCATCAGAGCCGGTTATTTGTGAGAAGTCCCAGTGCAAGGCCAGCGTTTCACTCTCTAAGAGTTCATTGTTGTCGACCTTATAATCTGTGGAGTCTGCGGCAAATATGGTATTACGGGCAGGATGAAGAACACCAAAGTTTTCTGGATCCAGAGAGTGTGCCTTAATTACGGCATCATTAAGATATGTGGCCCAATGGCGCACTGATGATATTTTTACATCTGTATTTGTTGCGATGGCGCCGGTGAAGTTGGTTCGTGAGGCTCCAGCATAGTATCTCCTATGTCCGGTCAAGAATTTATCATTGAGACCCGATGCAGTTAAGGAAAATTGATTTTTGACTACGCCATATTCAGTATTGTATCCGATAAACTCCATTTTAACATCATTGGGGGTACCAGATCCAGTGATGCCCGTAGAATAGGGCCACTTTGCATCTTTGAATCTAACTGCGAAGTTCCACTTTTGATTATCATATACATTGCTGTATACACTACTAGTCAGGCTAAATCCCGGAAGCGCGCTTGAGGTTATCTGGAAATATACATCTTTTGATTCTTCATGTGTCCGGACAGCGTAAATTTCAAAGTTTTGATCGAGTATAGTGTTGGCCGGCCAATTGAACTTGGATGGATCCGCTGAAGCCGTGTGGTAGCCGAAGATTGATGCGGACAAAAACGGAGTATAGAAATGGCCAGTGTCTGAAAATTCGAGTTTTCGTGGGAAGATGACCTCCACCTCTGCCGTGTTTGCAAAGTTGGCGTTTGTTCCGGAAACATAGGTCACATCAGTAGTTTCAGTATTACTAGAAGAATTCTGATATACCGTTCCGCCGAAACGATCAAGGCTGTTAAAATCGATATAATTTTTTCTTATTGTGCTATTATAATATGTATCATCGAGCTTAAATGTCGTATTGTTGCCGTAAGCATTAAATTTGATAACTTCATCCCCAAGCCCATAGCAGTGAATGAGGTTGCGGAACGCTTTTTCAGTTCCTTTTGATTTATAAATAAAGATAAGGTTGTTGTATATGTTCTGATAAATTTGATTCTTTACATCATTTATATCAACAGAGTATTCTTTATCATCTTTTCGATTCGCGAAATGCTCAAGGATGCTAGCTTCGACGAATATTTCTGGTGCATAAAGCCCTTGTGAACTCAACAAGTGATCTGAAAACGGTACCGTTTTCATATGACTGGCTGTTGGATATGAAGCTTCTGCGAATTCTGAAAGGCTCTCCACCTGTAAATGCAGAGTATCAAAATATGATCCCATAATCTGCGTAATTTTATCTAAGTGGCCGGCGCCGTTAAGTTCCTCATCTTCTTGGATCCACGAAGGAATAGAATCTTTTATGCTCGCATTGTTCTGATTATCATATACACTGCCGGTTGCAGCAAGCGTATTATAAAGAGATTGAACCTCGTCATGATGCGAGTATATAATCGGATCTTCAAATTCTGATGGGGCTGCGGAGGCGGAGATGATGGCCGATCCAGTGTTTCTAGCATTGCTGCTTGGGTACCCAACCCAGTCTCCATTTGAAATGCGGCCGGAGTAATCTAAAACAGATCTATCGACTGAGCTTGTGCCCGTAATTCCTTCGTTGAACTTATAATAAACGCCCAATTCGGCGTTCGCAATGTCCTTGTTTGTTCCGCCGCGAACTTGAGTCCACCAGTTTCTCTGAATATCTCTTTCTGTTCTTTTGCTTTTCCAATAGCGGAACTCGTCAAGAGAGCCAGAAAACTTACCATATCCAGTCATATTAAGCGCTGCGCTGGTACCATCAAAATAGGAGTTGCCGGAAGGCGCTGTTTGAAGGGCGCCGATATATGCGATAAGAGAGCCGGTCACTTGACCAAAGGGAACCGTGGTGGTCGTCTGAGAATCTTGTAGGGTCCCGTTTAAGTAAAAATTTGTCTGCAACTGGTTATCGGCCGAACTGGACAGGAATGTGAAAGCAACATGGTTCCAAGTATCTTTTAGGGATGCAGTGGTGGTGGTTGATCCTCCAAAAGACATATCCCATACATTCGAACCAGAAGCGAGATGAACTTTAAACGGATTCTCTGAGTTGCTGCTACCAGACAAGGTTATCAACAATCGTCCATATCCAACGCTCGATGAGGCGGCCCCATTCCAGAGATCAAAGACTGCTTCCTCTGCCGGCCGGGCTCGGTGGGCAACGCGTGATGTGGGGGAGATAAAATCTACTGAGGATGAGAAACTATATGGCTGATATACCGTGTGGGCGGGCACGGCACTGATAGGGGTATTATGCGGAGGCAGAGAGAAGTAATTGAAAATACCATGATTTCCCGCGGGACCATGAGTCGCCTGTATTAGCTGAACTACATTGCTCATGGCGCTGGGCTGCGATGCGATTATTTTGCCGTTATGGCCGTTCTCGTGATTAATTGCTGTAACAACCTTAGCAGCTATAGCATTTGCCGACGAATCGCCAGTGATATCGATGCGCACACGACGAGGATTAGTCAAAGTGGTGCCGGTCTGGGATCCGTCTTGATCATCATCAAATTGATACTGCCTTCCTGTTCCGTCAGAAGACGACATGACAAGATAGTGGCCGTCGTATTCACTGGGCGTGCTGGAGACGATCATGACCGAGCCTCTAGCTCGTCCATATTGATAATCTCCTTTTTTGATCCAAAATTCTGTTGAAACTCCTTTCGACAAATCAAATTTAAGGTTTGATTCTCGCGTACCCACTCTGCCCATGGAATCGACACCTTCGAAGCCATAAATATCAGAGTTGTAAATATTGGAATCATCAAATGTCAATGCCAAAGAGCCAGACATGCCACCGGAGGCGGTATGTGGGCCGCCGACAACCTTAATGTATTCTAAGTCTGCGGAGGCAGGGGCACCGAACCCTCCGTGAGGACTATCACCAGCACCAGTTAAAGCAGAACCTGGGCTTGAAATAGTCCCCCACCCATCAGCAGAAAAATTAATATAACCAGTTGTGCGTGGATATTCATTTTCAAACAAATATAAGTCAAGATATGCTGACTTATTAAAGAATTCTTGCTTCTCGCGAGCGGTACCATCATAAGGATATTGATTGTATATGCGAGAAATCGCATCCTTATAGTAGGCCTCGGCCGAACCATAATGAACAAAGTTGTTTGGATCGCTGAAATCTACAAGAGGAATAAATCGATCTATTCTTTCTCTTTGTTCTTTTATATTTTCTGAAGACTCTAACTCAGGAGTATTGCGAACAACCTCTTCTTCGAGGCTGGTTTTTGCAATTATTCCTGTTGTCTTTTCACTGAATAAATCTTTTATGCCCATCTTTAACTCTGCCTCGATTCGACCCTAAACTTAAATGTTTCTGGTTGTTCGACCCAAGATCCGACAGAGTTGTTATAATAAGCAAATTTTATTCCGTACATATAACCAGGCTCTAGCATGTTCATGCCTAAGTCAAAGTAACTTCCAGATACATCAAAAGACATTTGAGTATGTCGGAGGCTTCCCGTCCCATATGGAATAATTTTCAAATCATCTGCGACTCTGTGAATTTCATACGAACCACTCTCAACTATATTGGTTTCTGCTTGCGCGACTGCCTTAGTATAAATAGTTGGGCTCCAATCTTTTTGGCGAGTGTAAACTCTGAAGCGCGCTGTTTCGTCATCGCGGTATACGGTTTTCAAATTTGTAATACTGGAAACATATTCTGTTGATGGCGCCATTGATGAGACGCTGATACTTTTTGGCTTTATCGAGCCAGTATGGTAACGAGTTGCGGCCGTTGTCGAGTCAGAAACTGTATCGGCAGATTTAAACCATACATCATAGAGCGTACTAAGAGGAGTCGATGCAGCGGTGAGAGCAAGGCTGGCCGTATAGATGCCCGTTGAAACATAGCCTCCCGTAACAACTGTATTCGCCGCTGTACGGACGCTAGATCCATCAGAAACCAAAATAAGTGCTGATCCGCTTGGCGCGGAATCGCCGGCATTACCAGAAAAGAAGCTTACACAGATATTGCCCGTACCGACAGCGGGAATATTTCTCAATTGTCCTCGAAAATAATTATACAGATAAAGCGTGTTCATGTTATCCTCTGCCGTAGCAAGAGAACTACTATAATAGAAATTTCCTCTATCGTCTTTTTTCGAAGAATCCCATCGAGCCTCAATACATGGTCGCTTAAAGAAAAACTCGGTACCTCTCCCAAAGAACTTCTTAGTGTAATAGGATCGTTTAGCTGACTCATAAGTGTTTGATATAAATACGCCCACACCCTCGTCATTTTTAGATCCTAAATTTACGGCTGCTTTTGAATTAGCAGACGAGCTTACCCACTGCTCAACAAGGGTAGTGATATCAAGTTCAATATCCTCAACGCCGACAGGGAAAGATGCGGTGAAGGAAGAAGTTGTATCAACATAATAATCTCCACCCTCTTTTGTCCAGGTTGTAATGCCAGCAGACGATGTTAGACGATTAATCCAGTTTGAGCTTCCCTTATCTTTGTATGCGTCCATATCTAGTCCAGAGCCTTCTTTCCAGTGACCATTAACAGCAGAAACATCCATTGTAAAATCCTTTGGAAGGGTTTGGCTATGAGGAGTATTAAACATTCTCAGATAGAAACTAACGCTACCGCTGACTGGAATTTTCCCGTCTGTTCTATCTTGTTTTATAGAGTTCGCTGATGCAGTAACATCAAACTTAAGCAATGCGCGGGATTTTTCAGCAGAAGATGAGTTTGCCTGTCCATATATTGAAAACACTTCCAGAATATCAGAGGCGCCCATATTAGAACCCGTCGCCCTTGTGGATAAATTCTCCTCAAAGGCGTTAGTTATTGTATTATCAGATTTTGCAAAATATCTTTTAATGGCCATTATTTAACAGTTCCCTGTATATCTACTTTAGGATATTTTATTTCGAAAGCAACATTATCTGGACAAGAAAGATATCTGCCGTCCGTTGACATAAAATTATCAATACTTAAGCCTGTTTGGGCGTATTTGCCCCCACTCTTATTGACTATCTTCGCGCTTAGAGCGTCAGCAACTCCCGGTACCCTATTCAATATTTTATAAACTTCTGTTAGATAAAATCGTTCACCAAGGTACATCTCCCTTGCTAAGTCCGTTCTAAGCCTTTCTGTGCATGCAGACAAAACATCATATTTGTTGACGGAGACATCAGACAGCACTGTAAACTCTATCCCTATATTAACAACCTTAGCATCTAAAATATCTATCGTATCGTTAACCATCCTATATCTATTTAGCCATTCTTTTAAGTTTTGTTTGAGGGCGGAATTCGCAGTTGCCAATCGGCCGGTGGTGTTCTCTGCGAGAACATACATATTTAAATTCCTCTTCAAGGAATCTTGATCTCTTACCACACGGCATCGCTTTAAGGCGCCGAGTGAGGCCGGCATCGCATAGGCCAACGCCTCGTAGTCAGAAGCCGTAACTGCCCTGTTTTGAGTTGGGAAGAAATTCAATGTTTCTCTCCTGATATCTTCCAAAGTTGGAGTAGAAACAGAGCCGTTAATCGGCTCCTCATTAGAGCATTCCAGAGAACCAATAACATCTCTGGCGGTTGGGGTATTTTGTAAAGAAGGATCGTTGAATTCAACAATGGCGTTCGACACTAAATTTACGGCGCTAACGGCCGCATTTGAATCAATGCCGGCATTTCTACGATAAAAAACTCTTAGCGTGGTGTTGGCCGGCCCAACTCCGAGCTTGTCTGTGCCCATCAGGTCAGATGGGTCAAACGCTGAGTCTGTTACATAACTCTTAGCATGGCGCTTTAATATCACTGTTGATGGTTCGGCTACAGTGGGAGAAGAGATTTCTGAATCTGATCCTTGGCCAAATTGCAGCCATGTTGCGCCTCCGCCGCGTTCAACCGTAAACCTTCTTGGTACAGAAAATGGTCTGAGCAAAGAAGGGGCGTTGTCTCTGGTGTTCGCATCCCTGTTCGGCACAGACTTATACACTACATCGTGTGTTAAGTATTCTACTTCAAAATACTCATTGCCGTCAGCATCTAGTACCTGTAATATCTCTGCTACATGGGAGACATTAATAGGAACTTTTCTGAACTTTTCAAAGTTTCCTATGGTAATATCTTCTATACCAAAAATCCCAGAAACAACAGGCCCCTTTGCTTTGACTGCGTATTGGGTGGGAAGACCAGTAGTAGGATCGGTTCGGGAAGCTACAACATAGTTTCCGGGATTATCAAATCTAACATCTTCTGTGAGAATGTAGGTTGAGGCGCCGGCGCCTGAAACTGTTGAATTCTTTTTAAGAATGGGAAAATATCGGCTGTCGGGGCCTAGGCCAGAGGTGTTTGCGGGTATTAGCGCATAAAATGTGACCTCGCCAACAGTTGTGGCGGCGCCTTGATATTTATATCCATGCTCCTTTGCGATTCGAATTATGTTGTCTCGTTCGGTTGCGCTATCAAGAAATGACTCATTGGCTTGATAGTCTACATAGAAAGATAACATGTCCCCAACATAAGCAACAGTGTCCAGCATCAAAGAACCGAAAGAAGCTTCGCTAAAATCCTTAAATGTATCTGGGTAATATCTTTTTGCGTAGTCTACGAGATCGTTTCTTATGGTCTCGAAATCTCTACTCGTGTATTTAACTGGTACCTTTCTTCTGGCCATATGATCTCTCCATCTTTAGTAAATAGTATTTGACATTTATTATTTCTTATACAGAAATGGGAAATATAAATTCATCCACAACCTTTATCGATGGTATGGAATACTTGATTCTCAAATTGATCATGTTGTCGTCTCCGAATTCTAATACCTGCAAATCTTGAAGAGATATATATGGAAGATATTTGCTCACCTGTGTTCGCACGGAAGACAATATCAAGACATTAGTTGAGGGGTTAAGAGGTTCGAACAAGTATGATCGAATCCCAACCCCGAAACTTGGCGCCATGACCCTTTCTCCTGGCGAAGTTAAAATGATCATCTTTAAGTTCTGGCGCGCAACATCTGATAATTTATCATGTAATGCATAAGCACCATCTCTCGTGCTGATCGCCAACGGCAATACTATAGATAATCCTCCTGCCATTTTCTTGTCTCCTTATTTACAGTTGTCGCCGTCCATGTTAAACGGACTATTTTTGATTCTCTTTCCTCTTTGCCACCAACGCAAGCCGTCTTCGAAATTAAGTTTTGGTTTAAGCAATTCAGCAAACGACAGGGCTGCGGCCTTGGATGAGGTCTCAGAACTATATTCCGCTTGGGTTGTCTCGTACAGAGCATTAAGTGCGTTCTTGGCCGCCTCTCTTGAGTTGCTGAAAACCTGTTCATCAGCCCTCTCCCAGCCACTAAAGCTGCTCCAAAAGTTGCCTCCTCTATTTTCCCACATATCGCCGCCCTGATCAGGCCAGCCTTCATTACCTAGCGAATCGTAAAAACCTTGCATACAATAAATAGTTAACAAAGACAAAAATCTATGGAACGGAAAAACATACCTAAACAACGATTTATACTCTGCGCTCTTTATCAATTCCGGAATTAGACAATATACATCATATGATTCTGGATCGAAAGAGGAAAATTCCTGATCTGGTATTTCTAATTCTGCGGACGCGATGGGGATCAAGAACCTAGATCCTTCAGGACTAGCTAATTCATATGCCTTTTCTCTCATCCTCGCCTCTTTATCTATCGTTGAAATTATTGGCCGGAATGTATTGCTCTCATCTGCTTCTGGTAAATAACACAAACGCAACCCAAATCTCCAAGCCGGCATGGGGAGGTCGTGTTCGTGATCGTCGGACTCTTTTACTTTCCAATTTATTATCCTATGTACATGACAATCAAGGCCGTCTTTATCCTCACATACCCTAAAAGCAAATCCATTTCCTTTCTCGTCTACCTCATATTCGTGGGTGTGCCCGCTATCGAGTGTCGTCTCCCCAGTTATAGGAGTTTTTCCAAAAAATTCAGATATCTTCCCGGTGACTCCCTGAGATTTTATTCTCTGAACATATGTCTTCCAGTCTGACATGTTAACTATATCATAAAGATTTTCTGACCTATTAGCTACTTCGGCGGGGACAGACTCCTGATCAATTATTCGAACATATTTCTCCAAGACGAATGGCCACTCACTCATACCACCATAAGCAGTTTCAAAACTAGAGGCCAAGTCTGTTAATCCTGATGATTGTAACTCTGAAATTGCTTCGGAAACAGAAGTGTGTTGGCCGGATGGTATATTATATTTATTAGCTTTTGTCGGATCAGATGTTACATCAAGTGGCCCATCTCCATTCACGGCGCCGCGGATCCAGGCAGGGCTCAACAAGAAAAGATGATCTATATTCTTTATAGGTGGATACAGTTTCGAATTGAACATGTTGCCAACAATAGGTATTTCCTCTCTAACCATTCTTTTTACAAATACCAACGCGGAGTCTATTGTCTCATCTATCATTAGCTCAAAGGCATACTCCTTCGCCTTCTCTGCTGCTCCTTTAGAGAAATCTGACGATCCTGCGCCTATTCCGCCAAATTTTGCGGTAGCCGTGTTATCGAACATGTTCGCCATAAAAGATTGATGTTTTATTGCCGAGAAAGAAAGAGCCGCTAGATCACCATCATTTTTCTCATAAAATTCGGCAATTTTTGTTTTTATTGTGTTATATGCTCTTTTCTCTTCGGAATTAAAATCCTTTTCAGGATCTAAAATTTTAGAATCAACCTTTTTAGATACAACATTAAATGCCTGCTCAATGAATCTGTAGTAATAATCATCATCATTTGTCTTATCGTTCCACCATAACCATTTAGAAACCCCATCGGGCTCTAATCCCCTCTTTATTCTCTCAACAATAAACTCAACAATTCCAGACTCAATATTGTCTTTGTTAAACTCAAATTGAGAAATTATAGGAACTGCTCTCATAAATGCTTCTGTGATATAAACTCTAGTGGCTGCGCGTAGAACGCTATCAATATTTGCTATTGTAGAATTTTCAAATATTTTATCATATGGCGCCTCTTGCGTACACAACGGATCCTGTGAAAATCTCTCGTCTTGTTCCAGTTTCGATGTTAGCTGAGAAGCTTTTTGCTCAAGGTCGCCGAGAGTAAAGAGAGGGCCACGCGCAGGGTCACACCCATCTGGACTAGGGACAAATGCTTCTGCAATCTCTTTCCAGCCGGTATATTTAGGAGGTGCGACATAAAAAGGAGGAGGTACCAGATCCGGGAAGAGCCTTCCTAGTGGGCCGCCGTATGTTTCATTGTCAAGGAATATAATTTCTGGCCCGTCTTGATTGTATCCATATGAAAAACCTGTTGCAATGTTAGCCATAACAGGATCACTAGGGACATCATCAGATACAATATTTGAAACATCCGGCTCTAAAAAGCCGGCTTCATCTGCGTCAGAATCGTCAATATCTATATTGGGGTTTGCAAATGAGCGCCCTGTTGATATCCTATTTGCGAGTCTCCTAAAAAATCCAGAAGTGATATCATCAAACTTTTTGCCGGATCCGGAAGTAGAAAAATATGCCCTGACGGAATCAGCAGCCAGAGCGGCAGATGTCTCGCTCTTATTACTGGAAGCGTCGATTATTGATTTAGAAATCATACGATAGAAAACTTCAGCTTGCCACGAATCATTAACATGATTGCTCATTGGAAGTTCATTGATGTATCGTCTTGTGTCTTTGTCTAAGTTCGCCTCCACTTTAAAGCTGTAGTCCGTCCAAGAATAAGCTTTTCCTGTAATGATTGGTTCTGAGAATTGTCCTTCTGCATATTCATCTTCTTCTGGCGGGCTGGCCGTTGTGACCTTAATCCGAATAGTGTAGTCATTTCTTTTGCCGATAAACCCATCTTTGTCGGGGAGATTGTAATCATAAGCAAGATTAAAACTAAATGTAGGTTCGCCCTCATCGTTGGTGTCGTGCGACGAATAGCTCAAAGATAAATCCGGAGTCATAATGTCGGGCACATCTATTAGCTTCCAGTCGTCGGCAGGGTAGTGGTCTACAAAAATTTTCCCCTCTGTGCCTGCTAGTTCTTGTGAGGAATCAGACCAACCGGTTGGTTTTACTTGTTGGACTGAGTATACCGCGGAGTGGCCCATTCCAAGAAATTCGGTGCCGCAACAATCTATTTCGCCACCAGTTAATAAGATTTCAAGCCAATATACAGATGCCGGGACTTCATAGTCTTCCACTTCTTCCCAATTGTGTCGAATGCCTTTTTCAAAAACCCTTGCAGAGTAGCAAGCTTTCCGTAGCATTCCGGCAAGTTCCGCGGAATCAGATGTAGCATTGACGCTATCTATTCCGTGCTCCTTAATAAACGCTGAAACATATTTTTGTCTTGCTTCTATTCTTTCGGCGTTTATGGCTTCTTTCTCTTCGACATCGGCCTTGGCTTCGGCCAAAGAAGAATATCCAGAGGGTATAATCGCGGTTTTAAGCTCAGGATTCATTGATCTAAATTTCTTGGCCATCCATGCTCCGACTGTCGGAGGAAAACCTCCTTGCGCGCCGGCGCCCAAATTTATGATCCAGCTCTGGGTGCCTGCATCTTGCCCAGATAATGTATTCCCAAATTGATCGACAGAGCCGCCGCCATCTGGATTTTTGATAGAGTCATCACAGTTCCACCCAAAAATTCCCATTTGGCGAGCAAGGGGTGCTCCAAACCATCTAACCTTGGTGTTGTGTGATGTCCAACGCCGGCCTTCAGTATCAGCCAAGATATTGTTAAGAACTCCATCTGAATCCATTAAATCTTTGATTACCCCTGTTTCTATAGGGGAAAGCAATAATGCGGAAACTGAAGAATTCGCTTGGCCATCGACTGGGCCCGGGTTGTTGGGATAAAAACCATCGACTGGGCATTCTGCGGAAGATTGGATGGGAGGGAAGTCAGCAAGGGGTCCGTTCTCCATAAGGTTAATGAGATCCTGCAAGTCTTGAATCGACTTATCTTTTAATTTATCAAGCTCTTCTCGGCACTCTTTCTTGCTGAGTCCCTTCTTGGACAGAAGGCCACATTTTATATCCTCTATCCTAGCATATGTTCCAGGGGGACACGGGGAAACTGGAAGATCCGGAATATATCTCTCGAAGGCGTTGGCGGGGACAAATATATTGAGAGATCTGAAGAATTGCGCAATTGCAGCAGGATCTGAAAAGAGATCACGGATGCACTCGGAGGTGGAAATTCTGGCCGTTTCCGTCGCCAAAGCAAGAGTTTCAGGGGTTGCATTTCCTTGTAATAGCTGCATAACTTGTTCTTGGGTCAGCATCAAAGATATGTCGTCTATATATTCTCCCATCTCTCCATTTGAAAGCGAAGCCAGACAATCAGAGTCTGGCCCTCCTAGTGCGCCAAAGAAATTTTTCAAAGACGCGTTGAGTTGATCGGCAGAGGCGTCTGGACATAGATTTTCTAACAACAGGTTTCTAAAATGATCGCTGCCGTCATATAGGTCAGCTAAGTTTGCCCCAAGCATTTTAAGGGCATCGCATGCGGCGGTTAACAAGGAATTTATAAGGCCCCTAAGCATTGCAACAACAATGGCTACAACTGCTTTTTTCATGGCTATTTTGACGGCGTTCCAAAGCTGCTTGTGCAGATTGAAGTCACTGAGTCTCCATCTGTCCGCCAAGTGCGGCATGGTGATATCAAACACTTTGCCTCCAGCGATTTGACACATATCAAATTCAAGCGTATTCAAGAAACTATCAAGCTGTGGATCGAAAGTCCATGGAGGTGGCAACTTACAAGGAATAGTTTTGAAAAATTGCCCAATTATTCCACCACCAGGCGCTTTTGATATCATTCCAAAGAGAACATCGACACCGACAGCATCCAAAAGAAGGTTCCTGTATGCATCAAAAACCTCTTTTTGAACATCGCCCATGGCTTCTCCATAGGTCCCTCCGGCGCCGGCTGAACCCTCTCCGAAAGAGAAGTCGTCCGTCTCAGGTGAATAAGCTATTCCCCAGAACTTTTCATCTCCCTCTAGGGCACTGGCTGGATCTGCCGGTGAGTACTTTAGATCATATAGTGCGTCTTCATATTCTTTTTCTAGAATCTTCAGGGCGGCGACTTTGTATTCATCCGACATCTCTTGGGCTTCGAGGTCAGCTTTTTTGGCCTCATAGTCTGTATGTATGGTTACTTGAGATGTTGTATATTCGGCCGCGGCCTCCTCTGCGCTGGCTTCCTGTGCAGCATCTGCCTCTTCTCCTGCTCCAGTTTCGCCAGCCATGATGGCCTCATATGCTTCACTGGTCGTCATACCGGGTGAATTATAAGATCCTATCTGGTAAGCCATTGTATCCCATGGCGGAGGGAGATTTGCATACTTTTCATCGGACAGGGCCTGAATTCGATCTTTATCTTCTTGTGGTAGGCCGGCGATAACACCCTGCAAAACATAATCATTGGCCTCTAGGAGCCACGCTTCAACGGTAGCCTTCATAAAAGACTCCTGATCCATTCCCTGCATAAGGCAGTCGAGAGCCTTCATTATTAAGGCAATCCAGCCACAATAGCCCAATCTAGACATCAAAGTATCCCAGATGGTGCCCATGGTTTCATCATCTGACTTCTTTTTCTTTAGGATCGATTCCAGATATATGAACACTGAGTCTAAATAAGGATCTCCTTTTCCTATCTCAGATTTGGCGTCTTCCCATGTTTTGGATAGATCTTCGTCCAATTGGTCTCCGAGTTTAAAATCTTTTTCCTCCATCTGTTCCTGCGTTAAACACAAGTTTTCTGCTAGCCCACCGAGTATTGCGTCAGGCAAGGCTGAAAGTTCAGCCCCCAGTGCCTCCATCATGGCTCCGATAACGCCTTCTTCGTCAAGAAGAGAATCTGCTAAACAAGCGCCAAGCGATGGATCGTTAAATAAATTTAAGTTATCTGAATCATAGGACACCTGCAACATTGGATATGTATACTTTAATACAAATTCTAGCCATGGGACGGGCTCACCAGCAGTCAGATCCTTGTCCATATCCGGGAGGGAGCCAACATAGTAAAGACTACGAGATGCCTTGAATGGACTCTTGCCGATCAATTTACGGAAAAACCCCTTGCCCTCTTCATCTTCGTTGCTGAATATTATCTCTGGACATCCTGGCTTATTGAAGATCATCTGTTTTAATCTTATTTTCGGATTTGTAACTGTGGTCGGATCTTCTGTTGGTTCAAATTTAAAAGTTATCTTCTCCAGATCTGTCATCGACAACCCGGTTGCTTCATCAATTATTTCCATAACATTGTCGCGGAAGTGCAGCAGCATCTCGGCTTCGAACTCAAGATCTAATATGGCAGACTTGTTTCCGTCAATTGTTTTAAGCATCCCCCCTTCCAGATTTCTCCACTTTTCTAGCTGTTTTTGATATAACCTAAATCCGCCGGCGTAAAGGTATAAACCCAAAAATGAGTCTCCGGCGGCTCTCTTGAACATGGGCTCAAAATCTTCTCCAGTAAAAGTAACCTCATAATCAGTTTCAAATGGAGTATCCGGATCCGTAACGAGCTTTGCCGGCACCCTTGACCACGCTTCGGCGTCGATACATACAGCAATCTTTGTTCGGCCCTTAATCTGGATTGGTACCGTATATCTGATCTCTGTATAATCAAGCAACTCCTCAACTACATCTCTCTGTTCTGCTCTCAAAACATAGCCTGGTACCGGATCCGGAATGGCGATTGCGGCTCCTATGCCGACAATGGCGCCGATTGTTGCTCCAATGACTGCGCCAACGGGAGTGGCGGCGGATCCTATCGCCGCACCGGTGGCAGCGCCGGCGCCGGCGGCACTGAGTATGAGATTCGCTTCGGTTTCGGTATCTGTTTTATACCCTTCTTCTTCATAATAGTACACCACAGCAACATCAGACTTGCCATGGTATTCTAGAAGATTTCTTATTCCTATCCTCTTAATGTCTTCCTGTTTTTTAGTTGGGTTCTTTAATTCAGAAATTTTTGGGCCGCCGCGGTTCGGCGGGGCAACTTCTAACATATAACAATATGTACAAGTCTTTCCGTCAAAATAAGTATTACCAGGAGTCATGAGAGTATAATCTGGAACATAAGCGTTTGGATTTGGACGACAAACTGGACATTCCACAGGCTCTGCGCCATTAATTGATATCGGATCACACTCTAAAAATCTAAATGCCTCAACCTGAGAATCGAGATCTCCGGTGGCGCCAGAAATAGACTTGGCCTTTGGGGGGCCTGAAGCTTTAGGTAGCTTGTCTTTTCTTTTCTTTCTTTTTGCTGCGCCGGGTCCGGCTGAAAAAGCTCTCTGATCTTGAGCGAAGGAATCTAAGCTGGTCTTGTTCTGTATATTTTTTATTTTAGGCATTTCTAATTTGTCCTATTATAACGGCTATTGATATACACAGGGCTGGCGCCTGGCATCAGATAAGTACGATTGATCCACCCTAGTCGCTTTTCGTGTATACTTAGTGCGCCGATGACGCCCGTATTTATTAATACACTGTTTGTCTGTACTGCCCCAATGGCGGCCGGATTCAAAGAAGACACGACGAGGGCGCCCCAATTACCGACACCAAGATATGGATTTGTACAAAGTACAGTGTTGATAGTCGCTTGTCTGAGAGCCAACTCTTTAACTATGTTATTTAGGGACCCCAAAGAATCAAGTATCTTTGATAGGGACTCTGCAAGATTGTTTCCTTTTGGGATTGGCTGCAAATACATCTGGGTAGGTTCCAATACATCGTCCCCACTCCAGGCGGCCGGGAAGTCTCTATTTCCAGCTATCAAGTCGATGCCATATGTAATGCCGATGTCTCCGTATAGAGATGTTTTTTGTTGTGGTCCGCCACCTGTAACTATTTTTATACCCTTATTGGCCATGATCCTTACTGAGTCTGCCTTTATTCCTATGGCCGAATCCGTCATGGACCTGCCGACAAAACCCCTGCATATTCCAAAGTAGTCATCGATGTCTGCTCTCTGTGATATGTAAATTCGAGCCGCGTCACCGGGCATGCCCGTATTCATGCTACCAAAATTCTTTTCAACCGCCATCTCGTGGTTCGGGCCATGGCCCTGAAGACCAACAACAAGATCTATGGCGCCGGCTCTGGTGTGCCCCTTTCCTCCATATCCCGAAGTTGGGCTAGCCGATCTATCTCTGCCTACAATGATCCAAGCGTTGTTGGGTGCGCGGCCGCCCTTGGTGTAGTTTAATATTTCTTCACTTGTATACTCTAGCGGTTTGTTGGGTGTGCCTGTACCCGGAATCTTCCTATTATATGCCGGTACCGATTCCGAAAGAACACCATTGTTCTTTCCTTTTTGTATATGTTCCGCTCTTTGTAGCGCCTCAAGGAGTTCGGGCGCCGCACCATCAAAAGGGCTTATAGATTTTTTCGTCCAGTTTTTGAAGTCGTTGAGTAACTCTTCCGGCGTTTCTGATTCAGCATCTTTCTGTTCTGCGTCCCATCCGTCATCTAAATCTTCCTCCTCTCTAACATCTGCGATATCTAGCGGTTCTTCATATCCTGGCGGAGTTCCATCGGTTGCGTTTGGCGTATCCGGCTCGACTTGATCTTCGCCGGGAATGATGACCATCCCAGCATTGTCGCCGGAGGCTGAAGAACCTCCAGATGCAGTTGGAGACACATCATCTTTTTCTGCGTTTGGATCGTACTCTCCTGGCCCCCACTTTGTCTGTGTTGCCTTGTCTCCCGTAAGAGCAAGGGACGACTCATATAGGCTTCTCGCGGTCTCAATATCGACCTGAAGGGTCTGCGCGAACTCTTTTAGTCCTTTTTCATCATAGTATATATCGCCCATTTTTTAAACCTTTATTGTCCTTATACTTCGTCAGGGGTGGTCGGAATACTCGTACTGGCCTGTGCCTCAGCACTTATTTGAGCTGCCGACTTATAGCTAGGATCCACAGCGACCCGGTCCGCTTCGGGCCAAGCAACAACCCACCCAGACTCTTCATATCTTGCTATCGCCTCTGCTTTAGTCAAATCCTTGCCAAGTGGTGGCGGGGTCGGGAGAGCATCTTCGTCAGCCTCCGGGCAATCTGATCGGCCTTCCATTCTAAACCTTACAAATTCATAATTATCCCAGCCGGCTGGATTTACAGACATTATAGATACCCTGCCGGAACTCCGATGCGCTCCTAAGATTTTCATACCTTTTCCGTCCCATGGTGACCAAACTATAGAAGCGTGGCCCTGGGAGTCTGGATCGGGGTATTTATTAGTATGATAAGTATATCCAAGAAAATCACCTGGCTTGGCGTCTTTATAGTTATGGACTCTGTACCCGCAGTCGAAGTGCAAAAAGATCTCCTCCAAGTTGCCGGTCGATGAGCCCACGGATGGATGAAAAAACTCCCCGCCACCCCACCTGTTGAACATGGCCGCAACGAGAATCTTTTTTTCTAGTTCTCCAGTTTCTTTGTTTTTTTTGAAGCCGGCATCGCCAGCGGCGCCGGTTGAAGTTCCATCATACGAGAAAACCGGGCTTGTGAATACATTGAACCCCAAATCTGCAAAAACTTGTTGCGTAAAAGTGGTGCAAACCAACCCATCGGATTTCTTTTTTGTCGCGGTGCCTGGGATTGGATCTCCCTTCTTCGCGTAATCGTCCGGGTCCTTGCCTTCGGGGACCGGCTCGTCCTTGGCGTATGTCTTCCTCGATCTCAAGACCTCGGCGTCGTCTATATAATCTGTCCCCCAATACTTCAGTGCGAGTTTAAGGACATCGTTGCCAGAACATATATCTTTGAGTTGTTCCGGTATCGGACCAATGGGAGTTACCGGTACATCCTCCATGGCTGCCTCCTCCATAATTTCCTTGATACTGGGATCCTCGGCGGCCCACTCTGGCATCTTTCGTGGTCGTCCTCCGTTGAGAACCTCCACAACCGATCCGGGAGAGTCACCGAAAACCTGACGCGGATTCTCAAATTTAAACTTAATTAAAGAGCCGGGGACAAGAGAGAATTTATCCTCCCAATCTGTTATCAGTGGGAGCCTTCTTATGTATTCTTCTCTTTTTATGGGATTGGGTTCGGCTAGCGGATTTCCGAAGTTCTGGTGGATCGCAGGCGCCATTACTCTATAGCCCTTGTGCTGTCCTATCTGCTTGGGCGGCTGATGTGTGAGATAATCTGGGTGGGAGAAAACGGGGGTCTCCTCTATGGCGCACACTATTCCAAATTGAACTGCGCGTCCATCGATGGATTGTGGTTTAAGGTTTTTTTTAAATATTTCGCCGATGACTTCCATAGTATTGTGCGTGAAGTCAAATTCTGTAAGTGTCGGATTGTCCGGATCAAAAAACTCAGCGCCGAACTCCGGATCGTAAGATAGTTCACTGGGATATCCCAATGTAGAGTTTGCAGCGTTATTGAGCATGCCGATCATTGCGGCGCGGGCTTTGTTCGTATCGTTATTGTTGTCTTCAATGAAAGTTTCATACCGGCTGGCTGGATTGTCGACTTCAATGGGAAGTCTATCATCATAGTCAAAATGTCTAGTTCTACTAGAAGGTTCGTCTTTATCTTTCTTGTTCCACCACGCCATAAATTTATTCCCCCTCTTTGTCTTGCAGCATATCAAAAATATCAGCCTTATCATCTTCTGATAATCCTTCTGATAATCCTGCTTGTTGCTTCTGGATAAGGGAAGATACTTTTACTAGCTGCTCGTTTGATCTCTGAAGTGTCTCCACATACTTGGCCGCGGTCTGGCCAACGAACTTGTGATTCTCTTCGTTCTTGCCAATATAGCGGATCACATCATCAAGAAGCTCTCTGGTGACCTCACGGTCATCCTGAATGTTCTTGATTGCTTTTCCAAGGTAGTGGTCTAAGTCTTTCATAAGTCGCCTTTATCCCAGTTGCATCGGAAAACTCTATACTTGGCCCTCATACTGTTTAGGCTGTTAACAACCTGTTTTGTATTAAGTCCAGTAATTTCCCTCATATATAAGTAAATAGCTTTCTTATTGAAAATTTCGATATTATCAGCCTCATCAAAAAGCATCCGGATGGCGTTAAGAACCTTTTCTTCGTTGGGCTTCATATCTTCGTGCTCCCAAGAGTCTATTTCTTCGCGAAGCAGGCCTAAGAATTCTTTTGTTTCTCGATTTTTATCATAAGGGTTTGTGGTCGATATGTGTTTAAGTTCTAGTTCTTTTGATAGTACCGAAAGCTCAACCTCCGTTCTTCTCTTTTTGCTTCTCTTTTTTGTCTGATGGATAAACCAGTTTTTAGTAATAACACTAAAATAAGAAAAAGCCTTAGACCCTCTGTTGGGATCGTATTTACTAAGAATAGTTATGAGCCATATTTTGCACTCATCTCTAAGCGCATCAATATTTGGAAGAGTAGTAAATTTATAAGTAAACACTATCTTATCAACCATCTCGCCAAAAGCCGGCTCTATATATTTTACATACAGTTCTGTTCTTTCTTTTATACTTTCAGTCTTAACATATTGTATAATTGCATCCTCATGAACCTGAGTAAAATACAGTCTTTTTGTTCGTTTTCTGCGTTTCTTCTTGGGCGGTGTCGGTAGCTTCACCACCTTCGCTTTGTCGCTCGTAGTCATAAACATCTATCTCCTCTAAATTTTCTTCTTCATCTTCGTCCAAAAGCGTGTAGATTTCTTCGAAATCAACAAGAGTTTCAGAATATTGTCCGACATGTCGAATTAAACTACCGAGAGTTTCATCTCCGTAGAATGCCTCCAGTTCATGTACAGATTCCAAGTGATCGCGGAAAGAGATAGTCTCATCCACGAGAACACCAAGGTTTTCTGAAACGAAATGGAGGCGAGATACAAGATTTCTTAAATACCAAACAAAGAATACATTAAGTAGTAATGAGACAATCAATGCCCCACCTAGCACCAATAACACTACTAGGTTCATCTGTCAAGCTCCTCTTTCATTTTTTTCTTCTCTTCTTTTACTTCTTTTTTTACATCGCGGATAAACTCTTTCACAAGCTCACCAGTTTTCTTCTCTGACGATGCTTTGCTTTTGGTAGAGTAAGCCACTGACGGAACCCTAAACAGAGAACCATCGGCGGTGCACTCGTCACAGTTTCGAAGCTTCATGAACATTCCATGAACGGCTTCGAAAGCATGATCGCATTCTTTGCATTTGTAAGCGTACTTAGGCACTTACTCCTCTTCCTCTTCTTCGTCACCATGGCCAAGCTTAACTAGCGGAGGGTTCATTACCACTAATCCTTCTTCGGACAACCTAAACTTAAAGGCCTTAAGTACCGGGACGATATCGCTTTGCTCTAATAGTGACTTTTGTAGAGCCATCATTAGTGCGCCTAGCGCTTGGTCAGATAATTGCATTTCATTCATCTTATTTCTCCTTTAATCTTTTTAAGATCTGATTCATACATCATTTTAGCTAATTCTTCAAATCCCACTTTTGGGATCCAATTAAGTTTTCTTCTTGCTTTGGATGGGTCACCCAACAAAAGCGGCACTTCATGGGGCCTAAATAGCCTCTCATCGATTTCTACATGCTTTTCTGTGTCCAGACCCGCATGTTCGAAAACAGCCTCTAAAAAGGCCCTTACAGAGTGCGTTCTGCCGGTTGCGACAACATAGTCATCTGGTTCATCCTGCTGGAGCATTAGCCACATCATTTCGACATAATCCCCAGCGAAGCCCCAATCTCGCTTTGAGTCGAGGTAGCCAAGATATAACTTTTCTTGAATGCCTAGTTTTATTCTTGCTGCTGCTAATGTAATTTTTCTTGTAACGAAAGTCTCGCCTCTTCGCGGTGACTCATGGTTAAATAGGATGCCCGAAGAGACATGCATGCCGTAGCTCTCGCGATAGTTGCGGACTAGATTGTGGGCGAATACTTTTGCGCAAGCATAAGGCGAGGCCGGCATTAATGCAGTATTCTCGTTTTGTGGGTGCTCTGGGTTGTCTCCGAACATCTCTGACGAGGATGCTTGATAAATGCGAGCATCCGGGACTATGTGTCGTGCCGCCTCTAGAAGGCGAAGTGTGCCCATAGCGATACCATCAACGGTTGATTCTGGGACTTCGAAGGATACACGGACATGGGACTGTGCTGCCAGATTATAGATTTCGTCTGGCTTGTATTCCTGTAGAAGTCTCCATATACAACCTGCATCGTTTAGTTCGAAATAACGCATTTCAAAATCTTCATGGTAGTATACATCATCTATTCTTTCCGTGCAGACTGTTGAAGATCTTCTTTTGAGCCCAACAACCTTGTATCCCTTTTCTAACAAAAACTCTGCAAGATATGAGCCGTCCTGCCCGGTGATTCCCGTTATTAGTGCCGTCTTATTCATTCGCTCTCGCCCTCTTTGGTCAACAACTCTTCATAGAATGATATGTCTCTCTCGTAAATTCTTTCTATGATTTGTCTCACTCTAGTATTTTTCTCTAAAAATTCAATATATTGTTTTTTAATGTCGTCTCTTTTTCTATTATGTTTGTTGTTGACTTTAATTCCAAATGCTTCTTCAAGCGCACAATTGACATTATTCATGAGCCATATTTCATCAACATGGATCCTATCATCTTTTGAGTCAGAAATATAAAATAATTGAGGCTCCACATGGGCATCATAAAACTCTTTCTTTATTTCTTTTATAAATTCCAAAAATCTCTGAGGCTCTTGCTTAATGTAATAGAACTCTTTTTCCAATGTCTTTGGGCAGTCGTGAGTTCTTATCAGTATTTCCAAATATGCGCTGCAAAATCTATCTATAGGTTCCCGCGCTATACAGATAACCTTATTTTTTTGCAGAATTTCAGGATTTTCTATAAAATTATCAGCTTTATAAGCGATGCTGCTGGATTCCAATTCTCTTCTGAAAGTTGTGCTAGCATTTTTAGGAATGGGAATGAAGCAAATTTTCTGCTTTTCGCAAACATACGAAAGACCTTTTGCATGGTTATAAGCCAATTATACGCCTCTTATATTAGGATAATTTAATATAACCCATTTGTAAGTTTTTGTCAAGGCCTTTCTCAAATCTGTGTAATTTTCTTGTCTCCAGCCAAGCTCGATGAGTCTAGAATTATCTGATGGTTTCCTGTGTTGCCCCGTTGGTTTCGATGTGTCCCAAAGTACTTTCCCATCAAAACCTATTATCTCCGCGATCATCTCGGCGACTTCTTTAATCGAATATTCTCGTGTATTTCCAACATTTATTGGATAGGACTCATCATAATGCTCTAACAAGAATATCAAGATGTCAGCCAAATCCTTTGAATAGGTGAACTCTCTAAGCGGAGAGCCATCGCCCCACAAGACAACATTTTCATTGTTTAGCTTCGCTTCGTGCATCTTTCTCATGATTGCCGGGATAACATGCGAATCTTCAAGATCAAAGTTGTCGTGTTCTCCAAAAAGATTATTAGGAATTGCCGTTGTAAAGTTGCAACCATATTGATCACCATAGGCCCTAGACTGAATATCCAGCATTCTTTTAGCATATGCATATGCATAGTTACTATCATGAGGAGGTCCATTGTGAATCTGATCTTCAGTCAGTGGATAAATGGCTCTGTCTGGGTATACGCATGTGCTCAACAAAGATATTACTTTTTTGGTGCCGACAGTGTGCGCAGCAGAAAGCACATTAGTGTTTATCTGAATATTTTCTAAGTAGAAGTCCGCCAAGTAATTAGAATTCGCGGCGATGCCACCAACTCTTGCCGCAAGGTGAATCACTTGATCGGGCTTGATATCCTTGAACATATTTTGTACACTATCAGCATTTCTCAAATCACAGTCTTTAGATGAAATATAATATGCGTCCGGAAGAGATGTTCTCATGGCGCGCCCAACCATCCCTGTGCCTCCAGTGACCAGAATGATCATTCTACCCTCTCATATATACCTAAATATTTCTCATAAAGCTTCGGCCCTACTGTTTTCTTTATCAGAAACCTCATGTTGTCTATCTCATGTTTATTTAAGTCTTTGGAGTGATACCCAACATCACTATGATTACGATTTGAAGATAGCGCAAGCGAAGAAAAAGCGGCAGAAGGCGCGAGGCCCCTATAGGCATCAAGGCACCGCTCTCTATGATAAGCTATATTCTGCATTAGATTGTCTAAATTATCATACATATGTTCCTTAGAAGGAATTTGTCCAGACAAACTATCTGATATGCTATCGACGAACTCGATAAGCGACTCTAGCGTTCTTCTTGGGTATTGCACAAATTCCTCATAATAGACTACATGCCCGGGCTTTGAATCGCATAGCCTTTCATGCAAAACTATCAGTTCCGCATACATTTTTAAGTTCTTATCCATCCAGACATTATCAGCCAATGAGGGCCGGGTTTTTGCATGGCTGCGAATACACTCATTATAGTCTCTTAATAAAATAATATGATTATAGTCGTCTTTGGGCGCGGCGTGGAGGCCGTAATCGGCCACCTCATGCATGTGAAACAGCAAACCATCAGTGGCGCCAGTATTCCAAAATGCCTCTCTAGATTCAGCCTGTCGTTTGGATATATACTCAAAACAATACCTCAACCAGTTGCTTCCGCTGCGAGGATAGGACAATAAATATATGTTACTGGCGATGGGATGTGTTATTATTCTTCTCTAAAAAAATCATCTGCGTTAATGTTCTTGTCGTCTATGAACAAGTCATAGTTTGGCTTTCCAAATTTCAACTCATGATATCTGACGCCCCATTCGGAAAACTGCTTCTCCGTCACCTCTCTCCAATCTATACCAGTTGTAGTCCCTCTTGCTGTCCAATAAACAATTGTGTGGCCGTCTTTATATAATTCATTGATTTTACTAATATTTTTCATAATTGGAATTCCTTTCGCATACTTCCGGGGTGCGGATGGATTTGAATCTTCATGCTCACAAATGGTTTCATCAATGTCTATGTATATAATCATGCTTTTTTCAAGGGGCCGGCGGTTTTGATAATGCAGCAGTTTTTTTCTTTGCTAGTCTTCTCTTTTTTGAAGCTTCGCGCTTGGCCTCTTTGTAGCCATCGTATATATTCGCCAGACTATTGATGACGCCATCCCTTTTTGTCTCTTTAGTTTCATCTATTCTGCTGGCTGTACAATCGTCGATTTTCATGTCTGCTTTCTCATCAACAAGATCGGTAAATTTATAAAATATGTCAACCAGTTCCTGATTATCAATTGTCGGAAGATTAATGACTGAATTTTGTCTCATTGTTATATTCTTGGCCATTCCTTTAAATCCGGGCTTGTCCCAGGTATCAATCCATCCCATATCTTTTGCAACTTGATGCACAGGAGTGCCAATATAGGGTGCGACAAAATTGAGGTCAAAACTATCTGGACCTAATTCTTTCATAAACTCAATGCTTTCAAATATGTCCTCGACAGTCTCGCCAGGAAACCCTATCATTACATTAGCTGTTGTTCGGATTCCGTAGTCATGTATTAAGTTAACCCTTTCGAGAATATCAACATTTCTCGTACTCTTTTTTAATATATTCTTTCTGAGGCTCTCACTACCTGTTTCGATGCCCAGTCCGATGCCGGCGCAGTTGGTCTCCTTCATTACCTTTATTCTTTCTTCATTAATGCTTGAAATTGTTGAGTTAATCCAATATGGGAGACCCACTTCACTGGACCATTTATCTGAGAATTCTTCGAGCCTTTCTCTCGGCATTGCAAGAAAATTATCATCAGCAAAAAATATAAGGTCGAAATTATGCTTATCATTCAGAGCCTTTATCTCGGCAATGGTGTTATCAATCGTCTTAAACCTCTTGTACTTTCCTGCATCTTTAAAAATATCTTGATATATAACATTTACACAATAAGAACATCGAAGCATGCACCCTCTCGAAGTTTCGAAAGGGCCGGCACGACGATTGACACCATCATATGGTTTTACATAATGTTTTTCATCCCAGATATCAAAATTTTGTATAGGCAGGGTATTCATATCAAGGAGAGGCCGGATCGGATTTGACTTGATACGGCCGCCTTTTGTGTACCATAAATTAGGAATATTATCTACTGGCTCTCCTTTGCCATATATCTCACAGAAATCCTTTATTGCGCCCTCTCCTTCCCCTTGGATTATATAATCTATATTCGGATTTGCCATGAGAATATGAGGCGCCACTGTCGGCGTTGTTCCGCCACAAAGAATAGGAGCAGATGTATAAAATGTTTTTATATAACCCATCAACTCATCTGCAAATTCATAATTGTCTTCGACAATACTTAAGCAAATCAGATCTGGTTGGAACCTCATTATTCTTTCTTTTAATAATTCTCTAATCTCTTTTGTACCAAAGCCATCAGTATATAAGTGAGACAAGTCAGTTGGCGTGCAGAGGCCGGCCTTGTTTCGAACATCATTATCTTTATTTCCTGTCGACATAAATGTCGTATCAAACAACTCCATGTCGTGGCCTTCATCCATCAAGATGGTGGAAATAATGGCCAGACCAGTAGGTATTCTACCATAGCCCTCTATATTTGGATATATAACAAAAACTTTCATTTTAAACTTTCCTCCTGAGTTTCTTTCTGATGGGTGCCTCTGATTGGGTCACAATCTTGTTGGCGTCACCCATCATCACATTAATTCTATCACACCTCTTTCTCAACATATGCATGGCGTGAACCTCTAAGCTAGCAGATTGATCTGTTCCCCACATATCATGAGATAGAGTTATGTGTCTTTCTATAACTTGGGCCCCTAGCGCCACTGCAACCACTGTTGGTTGCAGATCGCTTTCGTGGCCAGAGTACCCAACTACACACCCATATCTTTCCTTAATCATTGGAATCAGATTTAAGTTTAACTCTTCAAGAGGAGTTGGATAGCTTGAGTTCGTATGCATCAATACAGGCTTGTGATGTCCTTGCAATAATAGATCTACGGCATGATCGACCTCTTCCAGAGTCGACATTCCAGTCGAAGCGATGACCGGAACCCCAGATTTAACTACCTCTTTCAGCAACTCATCGTCCGTCAACATGGCTGAGGGGATCTTTATAAACGGAGACCCTCTTTCCAATAGGAAATTTAGGCTATCGATATCCCACGCAGACGCAGACCAATCAATAGGTTTCTCTGATGCATATTCGGAAATATATTTATAATCGGGGCCGGAGAGTTCTATCCTGTGTTTATACTCTATGTATGTCATCTCGCCCCACGGAGTCTTTCTCATGATTCCTTTCTGGTGTTCTGGTACACAGACATCCGGGTTTCTTTTTTGAAATTTAGCGCAGTCCCATCCACACGCGTGCACGGCATCCATCAGCTTCTTGGCCACCTGCAAATCTCCGTTATGATTGATCCCAATTTCTCCTATAAAATAGGGGACTTTTAAGTTCTCAAAATCTACCATGAGGTCCATCCTCCATCTATCTTAAATTCGGCGCCCGTGGCATACGAAGACTTGTCTGATATAAGATATTCAACTATTCCATTTATTTCTTCTGCTTTCATCATTCTTCCGATAGGAGTATAGAAGGAATATTTATCTTTAAATTCTGACGATTGGTTGTGTCCTACTCCGCCTGGCACTATGGTATTTACTCTAATATTTGGCGCCAGATGGGTTGCCAAGTGTTTTGAAAGCATCAATACGCCGGCTTTTGATACGCTATATCCTATATGTTTTTCACCATTATAAATATTCTTGTTGGGCGACACAATACCATATGTAGAAGAAAAGTTAACTATACTGCCGCCTTTCGTATTGTATCTCGCAAACTCTCTACAAACAGAAAAGAGAGAAACTAAATTAACTTTCATATATAATTCAAAAGATTCTAGGCTTATATCCATTAGCGTTGCTTCAGAATTTCCACCTTCTATGTGATGATTCAATGCAAACAAGTTAATCAGTGCATCCGCAGGATTATATCTAAAAAATTCCCCAACAAACTCCTCGTTCGTCAAATCGTGGCCCAATTGTAAATCACAGCGAATAATTTCATTCCCAGCCGACTCCAAGTATCTTGCAATCTCTGTACCTATTAATCCCTCTGAGCCTGTGATGATTATCTTTTTCATGGTGTCGTCTTGTTTTTGAAATTTAATATTGTCTTTCGCAGAGCCTCTGCTTTGACCTTTGCCAAGCTCAGGTCGCGATAGTTATTCTTAAACTGCATTATCTTTGATTGAACTTCTTCGGCGATTGGGCATATGCCCTTCTCATATCTGATTTTTTCATAGATGCTCGGATTAACCTTTACAAAATTTCTTTCAGACATAACGGGCTCAAGGTATGGAACGCTCCATGCTGCATAAATTCCATCTCCACCGTTCTTTATATATTCTTTTCGAAACTCTTGCCAGCTAACTCCTATTGACTTTTCTCCTTCGTACTTTACAGCAAAAGTCCAACAAGAATTAGTTCTATCGTCTCCGGTTTTCTGAGGTCTCAGATAATCACATCCTGTTTCCGTTATAACATTCGAGAACAACTTCGAGGCTTTAACTCGAAGCTGTATCAGGTTTTCAAGATTTTCAAGTTGCGCGGAGGCAATGGCAGCGCTGAATTCTGACATCCTATAATTCCAGCCGATCTCGTCATGTCTCTTATATTCAGGATCCTGAAAGTCATCAAGATTAAGTTTTGTTCTGCCTGTGGTGGCGGTTGAATTTTTAAATCCATGATTGCTTATTTTTCTTGCAATTGCCGCGTAATGCTCATTGTTTGTAGTAATGGCGCCGCCTTCACCGCAAGACATATGTTTAGAATTTTCAAAACTATAGCTTGCCAGCGCGCCGAATGTCCCGACTAGTCTTCCCCTATATTCACTCATGAAACATTCGGCATTGTCTTCGATTACAGGAATATTATGCTCATTTGCTATTTCCATAATTTCGTCCATATCACACGGCAAACCATATAGGGGCACCACTATGATTGCCTTTGTCTTGGAAGTTATTTTTCTTTTCAAATCTGCCGGATCAATATTAAATGTCTCTGGATCTATGTCAGCATATACAGGTATGGCGCCTGCATGTATTGTAGCGCTCGTGTCCATTATTACAGTAAGTGCGGGGGATATAACCTCATCTCCGGGCTTCACCCCGACTGCTACCAATGCCGCATGCAGAGTTGATGTTCCGGAATTCATAGTAACTGCATACTCTGATCTAAACTTTTTACAAATTGATTCCTCTAGAAGCTGATTCCAGGTACCAGAAGTAGAAGACCAGTGCTCAGACTCTAGTACTTTCTTTAAATATTCAAGCTCGTTTCCAAAGTATTTGGGGGGATTTTTCATGCCGACTCCTTTTCGAAATACAAAAAGCCCCAAGGAAGATGCAACACATCCGTAAACATCAGTCTCTTGTTAGAGTCGCTTTGTATTGTGTATGTGCCCCTACCATCATGAACATTGGAGAGATCAATATCAATTTCAAATTTTCTCTTAAACTTTATATGAAATCCATACCGGGATGCAATATGTTCCATTTTCTTGATCGAGTGTATATTATACGGATATGCCTTATTGTAGCGTTCATCTCGAATTGTTATGTCATATTCAAGCGCCCTATTGGTAAAAAGAGAAAACATAAAGACCCCCTTCTTTGCGTTTTGAAAACACTTCTCACAAAAACTTTCGCCTTTATCAAAATCTAAAAAAGAAAGCACCTGTGTTGAGCCGACTATATCATATTTTTCATTAAGATCTAAAACATTTAAATGTTTAAATGTCGTATTTTTTACTTCAAAATGACTATGTGCTTTTCTTGCTTCCTCTAAGTAATGCTTATTTATATCAATGCCCACAAAACTGAAAGATGGATACTGATTGGCCAAGTACATAAGGTTGGCGCCGGCGGAGCACCCTACATCAAGGACACTTAAGCTTAGATTTTTTTCATCACCCAAAGATTCATCCAAACAATCAATAATAAATTTAGTGCTTCGATACATTTCATTATATTGGCGAGCATTGTAGAGATCCATCCCCTTGCATTGGGATCCCCACACAGCATTTGAGCCTCTAATCATGTCCATTTTTCGCCTCTTTAAGTTTAAGCTCGGTTTTGGAAATTTGATTATTTTTCCACCTTTCTTCTAGATAAAAATTAATATTAACCAATTCTTTGTTTTTGTCTAAGAATGTCAATATGTCTCGTGTATCAAATGCAGGGAGATCTATTTGTTCGACAACCTTTGAGAAGAAGTTAAAATCATCTTTATAGTCTAGTGTCATACGAATATCACTTCTCCGATAGGCGGCAGGAATATTTTTAAGCAAAGAAAGCTCAAACAACCCGGTCTCTGTAAAATATACATACATCATTTCGGTGTCGTTGGTATCTTTTATTTCGCACACCTTTCTTAGTGCAGTGGTTTTTATACCATATGTAAATGAACCACACACCACTTCATTACTGTGTATGAAATCGCATTGTTCATCATCAAACTGCTTAAACGCCACATCCATTAATTCATGGGAACAAAACAGATCATCGCCATCAGCAGTTACAAAAAACTCTATATTATAACGATCACATGTGTCGAGCCAGCGCTGTAGCTTGTCTTCTTCGCTTCCCCTAAAAAAAGCAATATTATTATTTGTTGCTATTTCGCACAACATATCATCCTCTGTCAATTTAGTCGTGCATAAAATGATCATATCGGCTAAATTAGATTTTTTGGCTTGATCGATAACATACTCAATGGTGTGCTTTCCTTTAATCTTTTTATAGGACTTATTGGGCAACCTAGAAGAGTTGCTTCTAACTGTTATTAAAATTGCTTTTTTGCCCACTTGAACTCACTTTGAATATTAATTATTATAACCTATTTTGCATCAACTGTCAAATTATAAGGCAGATTATTCTTCTTAAAAGATAGATTATGTACCCGCACCCCTCGCGAGGAAGCAAGGGTGCACAAGTATTTTAAGTCTCCCAAAATCTGGACTCTTTCTCGTGGATCATCTAAAGCGTCCATCGGTTTAAACTTCCCATCAATCCTTCCTTCACCCATAGTGGCTTCACCCACCATGAAGCGTTCATCATTATATCCAGCATGGGTCATGCCCGTAGCCTGTAGCGACTTATTGTATGACAAATCAAAACCAGTAACGCTAATGGGGTTACACCCCAGCCACAAAGCAAAGGCAATCATATGATTTGTTACAGTATTGCAACGAGAATAAGTCTTTCGCAATCCATGGTCTTGTGCTAATAAATTTTGAAATATCTGGTGTTCCCAGAGCCATGGATAGACCATGTTCATCTTTTCGTCTTCCCTTGCAATCTCTAAAAGATCTGAGAACTCGTGCAGTCTTGGTATCGTAACAAATGTTCTTATGTTTTTTTCCAGACATATCTTAAATGGCTCTTTGAGATCTTTAATATTGTTTGCTGCGCACCAGAAGTCTGGCTTAAAATCATCAAAGAAATTAATTTTATGAAACCAATTACATGTAATTTTTAAATGTGATTTATATTTTTCTTTATCAATATCTAAAAGGCTCGGGCCATGGCCCATTACCAAAGCCGGCTTGTTCAAGAAGCTGTCTTTTAGGTCACAAATCTTATCGAATCCCTCAAGCAAGTCCTTCTTAAAATTTTTCTTATCTTCGTCTCCCAGTATCTGCGCATTAGGCAGCCTAGTTGAATTATAGTTAGTGGCTGTATATTCTCTCAAATCTATCATATTTTCACCAAATAAAGTTTTGTTTGTAGTGTTTAACGATGTTGACAATTTCTTCATTAAACTTCTTTTTAGGCTCCCAACCTAGGCTCCGGAGCTTTCTATCGTTTAGTGCGTATCGGACATCTTGCCCTTCGCGGTAGGCATTAAAATCAACATATTGCTCCCAGTTGTCGTCTGTTCCAAAATATGCCTTAATAATCTTCCTCACGGTTTCAGAATTCGGCTGCTCAAAGCCGCCGGCAACATTATAGATTTCATTAACATTACCAGACTCAATAACAGTCAAAACCGCTTCGGCTGTATCGTCTGCATGCAACCAATTGCGAATTGGCTTTCCTTCGTCATGAAGTTTAATCTTCTTTCCTCTAGTAAGGTTTTTCACGGCAAGTGGTATAAGTTTTTCTGGATATTGTCCTATTCCATAATTATTTGTTGGTCTTAACATAATATATTCAACACCATAAGTTCGTGACCATGCATTGATCAGCATATCGCCGGCCGCTTTTGCTGCGGAATATGGGTTACTTGGCTTCAAGACATCGGCCTCTGAGTGTGCTCCAATCTCGATATCGCCATAAACCTCGTCGGTACTAATATGAATCAAAATTGGTTTATCATTAATGTTGGTAGGCTTATGCCTTATTAAATCCAGAAGGTTTTTTACACCCAGTATGTTGCTGTTGATGAAGTCGCCGCTGTTTATTATACTATTCCCAACATGAGATTCTGCCGCGAAATTAACAATGTAATCGCAGTCATATAAGTGTTCAATGTCTTTAATATCTATCTTTTTAAAACAAAAATTTGGATAGGCCTGAAACTCTTCTAACAAGGAAATGTCTGCTGCATATGTACACTTATCTACGCCATAAACTTTCCAACCTCGCTCCAAGCATTTTCTCGTAAAATAAGAACCTATGAAGCCTAGGCATCCCGTAACATAAACCAATTTCATTTATTTCTCCTAAAGAAATCGTCAACTACTTTTTTAACATAGTCAAGCTTCTCCTCTGTTAGGCCGGCAAAAGTACCTAGAAAGAAGGAATTCGAAGCCGATAAACTAGCTATTGGAAATGCCTTTTTTAGATCTCCATATTCCCCGGCCAAATGATGGTAAGCAGGGTGAGCAAGAATATTTCCTGAAAAATAAGAACGAGTCTGGATTCGATTATTCTCCAAATGCGACACAATGTCCTGACGGGTAAAGTAAGCAGACTCTTTAATTGTAAGTAAATATGCAAACCAGCACGGATCAGATTTTTCTGTTGGCTCCGGAAGGTGAAAGTGTTCCTTGTATGGTCTAAATATTTCTTGCAATATTTCAAAATTTCTTCGTCGGGCTGCATCCAGATCTGGAAGCTTGCATAATTGTTCTAACCCTATAGCCGCTTGTAATTCCAAAGGTTTAAGATTGTAGCCTATTTCATCGTAAACATAGCGGTGATCATAAATTGCATCTGGCAAGCCCGGCAGCCAGTTTCTAAACCTATTTCCGCACGCAGTGGAAGACACTGTGCATGTTGTTTTTGCCGAATTGCAATAACATGCTCGGCCCCAATCACGAATGCTGGATATGGCTTTTCGAGCCGCAGGGTCATCAGTTGCAACAAACCCACCTTCTCCCATAGTCATGTGGTGTGCGGGATAAAAGGAGCATGTCGAGATGTGCCCAAATGATCCAAGCTTCTTTCCATCATAATAAGAGCCGAGTGCGTCACAAGAGTCCTCGATAAAGATAAGGTCATATTCTCGCACAATAGACATTAATCTTTCCATGTCTGGCGGGTTCCCAAAAACATGAGCAAACATAATTCCTCGAATACTTGGATCCTTTTTTAGCTCTTCTTCTACTTGGTCTAAATCTAAATTTAAATCTGGGAGCGTAACATCAACGAAGACAGGCTCGAATCCATTTTGAATAATTGGATTGAGGGTGGTGGGAAAACACGACACGGGGGTGATTATTTTAGATCCCTCCGGAAAGTTAAATGCATTCTTAGATCGTAGAGAGGAGACAGCAAGAAGGTTAGCAGAACTTCCAGAATTTGTTAAAGAGCCGCGTTTCTTTCCAAGATAAGATGGAAATGCCTTCTCAAATTCGCGGGCTTTGTCGCCGAACACTAGCCAACTATCCAACAAGGATTCAACTGCTGCACAATATTCGTTCTCGTCAAAGATATGTCCAGAGTATGAAACCCAGTCTTTGTCCGGATTCCAGGCAATATCATTCTTTTTTTTCGCATATTGCTTCACTAGCTTCAAAATATCTTGTAGCTCACTCATCTTTTAAATAATCCCACTCGTAGCTGTTTCTGTGTGCTGACCATGGTATATTGGTGTCCTTATACTTTTCTAGAATCTCTTCTCTTTTTTCCGGTATCACATAATCAGAATGCGCGTGAAATCCCCATTTTTCATGAAATAATTTATGCGCTTCTTCCGAAAATCTTAATTCAAGGCGCCGGCGAAAAGTATTCTTTGGATTCGGATGTGTCAAAATCACCGAAGGAACCCAAATATTTATAAGATTATTTTTAAGGGATTCTAGTGCCCAATCTTCGTCGATGAGCATGGTATATGGCCCAAAATACGCACATTGGCCAATTTTCTTCATTGCTTCGGAGCTTACTACCATAAAATCCCATGGGCCATGGCACCTAACAGCGCGATCTGGAAAGTCCATTAGGTGTTTATTTTCGTTCGTTAATCGAGCGCCTTTGCTAAAATTGTGGCATTCATACACAAAGGGAAAATTTTTCATGTCGGAATGGAAGCCATTTCCAAAAGAATTTGGCATAGGGCCCTTGGGTAAGTTATAATAATTATTATTGGTGTACACTATCCAGCCAACTTCTTCTTCGCGACCCTCTATCTCCTCTAGTGTCTTACCAAAAAAATTAGGAGTGTGCATTATGATATCATCATGAGAAATGAGAACATACTTTGTTGTATCCCTATACCTTTCAAAAAACTCGTTGTAATCAGTTGCCCACGAATCTTTAGTGTATACCACTTCCAGCAACGAGCCATCCTTAATAAATTGCTTTAAATTTTGATCGCTAAATATTTGCTTTACAAAGGTCTCGATCTTTGGATCGTCAACAACAATGTAAAACTTATAATCAAAATCTCCTATATTTTTTGCAATTGAATAAATTGTTTCAATTAGATTTGTCTTAAAAACATTAGGGCCGGCCGAGGCGATAAATACAGTGAGATCAGTCATCCACTCCCTCTTTGTTCAGCTTTAGCATCCAACTATCGATCATGTCGTCCATTAAAGTTTCGAAGGTAAACTCAGGCTGCCATCCAAGAACTTCGCGGGTTCTGGTAGAATCTCCTTTCAAATATTTCAACTCTTCGGGCCTCATATATATCGGGTTCTGTGTTACATGATTTCTATAGTCCATACCCAGTTTTTCAAAAACATATTTACATAAATCTCGTACCGAGTTGGTTTCCCCTGTGGCTACTATCCACTCATCAGGGGTTTTATGGTTTATAATCATATGCATTGCTTTAACATAATCCCTGGAGTGTCCCCAGTCCCTATAGGAATCTAAATTTCCCAATTCAAGCTTGTCTCGTATGCCCATCTTGATTTCAACTGCGGCTTTCACTACTTTGTTGGTTACAAAATTTGTGCCGCGGCGAGGTGATTCATGATTAAATAAAACACCATTGCAAGCATGTAAACTGTAGGCATGCCTGTAGTGTCTTACTAGATTGAAAGCCAAAAGTTTAGCACACCCATATGGGCTAACTGGCTTCATGGGCGTCGACAGTCGCTGGGCGCCGTCGTCGTCTACTGAGTTCCCGAACATTTCTGAGGAACTGGCTTGGTAGAATTTGGCTTTCGGCGCGAACAACCTATAAGCCTCAAGAAGATTCAACACCGCCATGCCATTTGTCTGAATAGTGAACGCCGGCATATCGAAACTGATCCGGACATGGCTCATGGCGGCTAGATTATATATTTCATCTGGCTGTACATCTAGCATAATTTTAGTCAATGAGGTATTGTCCAGCATATCACCATAGTATGTGTGAATTTTATCACCTAAGTGAGCTATTCTACTGTCTTGGTTCTCTGCTACAGAGGACCTTCGTATGATCCCGTGAACTTCATATCCCTGCTCTAGCAAATATTCCGCCAAATAACTTCCATCTTGTCCGCTAATGCCGCTAATTAATGCTCTCTTTTTCATTTAAAAATCTCCATCTGTGTTAAATCTGGCCAATCTGATATCACCCACTGCCTGGGGCTATTCTCGATTGCATCTCCAAGCTTTTGAAGGCCAAGCTGGGCTATCTCTGGCGTCATATAATAATGATACCCTATTGTATCGATATTTTGTCCTCTCCACGGCGCATCAGGCCGGCGACCATCATAGGACATTTTTTTTAAAAGCATTGCAGCCTCTTTGTTATCGGTAAGAATCATGCCGCCTCTGCCTAAGCTCAAATGCTTTCTGAATTGGAAACTCAAGCACATAAATGTGTCTGGTATATATGAATTCTTTCTCCACAATACCGCAGCATCTATAATATTTGTGCCCCCCAAATAATAAAAATCGGTCCAATCCTCATTGCGCCATTCTAAATCAATATTTAATTTATGCGCTAAAAAGGGTACCGATATATATGTGCGTTTCGGGACGCTGTACCGCTCTACTTGTTGAAGTCGCAGACACAACTCAATAGCATGAGTGCAGCAATCCACAGCAACGGCATAGGGAGAGCCAAAAAAGCTAGCTACGCTGGCTTCAAACTTCTCTATTGCTTCAAAGCTCATTTAACACACTCTACATTCAAACTGATAAGTGTTCCTTTTTCTTTATCCATGTGAGGAATATAAGCCTGTGAATGATCATCACAATGTGCATGATCTGTTTTGCGCCAGTCATATAGCCTTATATCACGAAAACCACACTGCGTCAGCAGAGTACTTAAGCTTTTATAGTCGTATGAGGTCTTGTGATATATTATTTTATCTTCCATCTTCATCTTCCCGTACAATGGACCTAGCAGGTTTTCCAGCTTTATAATCTTTTCGGTATATAATCTGGCCATGGATTCGAAGTCCGGCACTGCTACCCTTAGCGTGCCTCCCTTTTTTAAGACTCTGCGCCACTCTTCTAACACTCCTGTTATTTCTGTTCGATCAAAATATTCTATTACATGAGAAGAATAAATTAAATCAACAGTGTTATCAGCAAAATCTAACGCGGTTATGGATTTGTAATCCAAATGGTCATAGTCTCCGCCATCGATATGAACCCACGAAGGGCCAAAATTTCTCCAGCCGCATGCCATATTTATTTTCACAATCCATATCCCATTCTTAAATTTCTTCCTTGTCTACATCGCGGCCATAATAGGGCCCAGTCTTATATTCATACACTGCTGTTCCTTCTTCCATAGAAAGATAGTTGTGACCACCCCTAAATGTAATAGAAATGTCGCCAGGGTTTAAAACCACTTCTTCTATTATTGCGTCATCAATATCGTACAGTGTGGCTTTAATTTGGCCACTTATTACCGCCCACGATTCCTGACAAATGTCCGATGTTCTTATTTGGGTCTTATGTTTGTGCGGTATGAATGTCTTTCCTTCCGGCATTTCGAAACACGCAACTTGCAAATACTGCTCTGGTGCGCAGATATCCACTCTTTTTTGCGTAATATCTTCTCTTCTGTTGATTATATGTAACAACAAATCTTTATCAACTCTAGAATAAATTTCTCTCACCGGCACTCCAGGTCTTTAATCATTTGTTCGATGCCCTTGTTTAGTCCATCAGTTTTTATGCCCAAACTAAGAAATCTTCGCGGGTCACCGCTATAAGACAGGGCTTTACTTCTTTCCTTTAATATAACACCATTCGAAGCGCCTGTCAAGTTTAAAATTAGATAAGCTATATCTGATAAGTTAACCTTATTCTTATAACAAAGATTTAGATCCTTATACAAACAGCGATCTGGATTCTTTATTAAGAAGTCGACTGTTTTTAGGACATCCCCAATCGAAATAAAGTCCATTTCCATATCTTTATGTATGAGGATCGGCAGACCCTCCATCAGCCTGTTAATAGAGTTCTTCACAAACCTAGATGACAGCTCATGAGGCCCGAAACAACCGAAAAGCCTTAAATTTATAATATTGTTATGTTTATTTATTTCTCTAGTAATTAAATTCTTAGACTGGCCATAATAATCAGACGGCCACCTATTGTAGATCTCGTCCTCTCTCATGTTTTCAATTTGTCTACTTCTATCAAATTCTGCTCCGGAACCAAAATTTATCATCAACTTATATTGCCCTGAATGGCGGGAGAGGTTTCGGAACATTAACATATTATCAATAAAATCATCAAGCGTGTCCGGATTTTCTCGACGACCCCCCTTTACGGCCGTATGTAAAACAATATCGATATTATTGTTAAGAAAGAATTCTTCTACGGCTTTCTCGCTTGTAACATCTAATTGTTGTCTTCCAAGCGAATATACTTTATGTTCCCCGCCGGAATAATGTTCTTTAAAGTGCTTCCCCAAGAAGCCATTGGCGCCGGTGATCAAAATGTTCAAAGCTTTTGTTTCCAACTAGAGACATTCAAGGCCTTATCATCTAGATATATGTCCGCCACAGGCTTTGGGCTTGGGCCGGACTTTTTTATAAATTCTGGGATGTTCTCGTTGATCGCATCGAATTCCAATCCTTTTTCTTTACACCAATTCACCGCATCAGTTAAACATGGATAATCTTTATTGTCTCCTCTGCAAGTATATAATATTAATTTATGGCCATCTACTCTAAGCTCTTTAAGTCTATCCATTAATTCAATCTGATCTTCTGTTTGTTTTCCAATCCCTGGAAAAGCATATTCACACAGAGTACCATCGAAATCTACCGCGATAGTTAATCTCTTTTTATTCATCACTAAACTCTCTTATATTTATGTCTACTAATTCTTTTGCCGCCAAGTAGGCCAAGCGTATCTTTGTTTTATTGCTCCAAAAATCCAAGCTCTCTGTATGTTTTTCAACCACTTTTCTTGCGTATGTTCCCACGGCGACACCGTTGCAGCGCACTCCAGTCTTATTTGCAAGTTCCTTAGTTAACTGATTCGTTCCACCTGATAAAATTATATACACATTTTTATTATGACCATGAGATCGATATTTCAATTTTCCTCTTTTATCTCTTTTCATATTAAACCTTTTATTAACTACATCGGCACAGGCAACCGCCTGTAGGGTCGTATTTAGATCACCTTCCCCACCACTCATTGGATAGCCATCAGCCTGAATTGCGAACCGGTTGCCGGATATTTTTCTTACGCGTTCGATTCTCTTCTCTAGGTTCAGATTTCCTAAATTAAGTCGATCTAAGCACATGAAATTCATATTATGTGGGTTAATTTCATTTATTAACGACCACTCCCTCATAGTAATATCATCATCCTGAACGCTAGCATGCAATTCAAACATCTCTGCGCCAGCAGCAAGACATTCTGGAAGCAACTCCCGAAGTTCGAACTCACTATTTCTGTAAGAAATGATATCACTTTTTGGACATATATTGCTGCATTTTCCGCACCCGATACATAGCTCCTTAGTCACTATCTCTTTAGACTGGTCTTGCAACTCGAAGGTGGCGCCAAGCTTCTTAAATGCTTCTAAATTATCTTTGATGTGAAAATCATAAGGTATGGCATCAGTGGGGCACACAGGAGCACACAGGCCACAAGAAATACACTTAAAAGGATCTATATAAGATTTTCTAACATGGTGGTCGCCCGGCATGCCGAGACTAACCATTATATAAGGCCTCTCCTTCGGTGGGGCATCAAACTCCTCTAATAGCTCAAAAGCCCTATCTACCCCCTCTGTGGCTGCGGTGATGACATCCAAATTTGCCGACACATCCAATATTTTTGCGCCTGCTAGCGTATATACTAGCGCAAGACTACGAACCATAGACGCATCTTCGTTTCCGGCGCCACAGATCATTTTAAAGCACTTCTCTTCATTCAGTAAGCGCTGAATATCTTGTAGCCTGTCGCTCAACCGATTCTACCTTTTAAAGTGTTCGCTCTCTCTAAATAGGAATTACCTACACTAGTATAATTCAGAGCCTTAAAGTTTAGCCAATCGATTTCGAAAGTCAGAACAGATTTAATGGTATTATGAAGGTCGCCAATATTCGAATCATTTAACCCAACAACAACATTCCTTGTTTCGATCTTATCAAGAAGATTCTTGTCGTACAAATGTTTTATAAAATCAATACTGCTGGACGAAATATTCCCGCCCATGGTCGTCTTTAAATTTTTATTTTTAGCCCTCGTCAGAATATCCTCTACTATACGGCTTATTTTTTCGCTGTCGGCATGAGATTTGTCTAATCCATAAGATTTTGTCAAATCAGAACGGCCGACAATAATTCCGTCTAATTTCTCTGCGTGTACAGAATTTAAAATACTATCCAGATTATCATATGAATTACGGCTCTCACACAGGAAATATAATTCAATATCTCCTATAAATGTTGTTGCATCAATAAACTTTCTCAAAGCAAAATCCGTCTCAATCATGGGCGCCACTATAGAGTTGATTCCCATGCTAACACAATTATTTATATCTGTAATTGCCTCGCAGCCACCAATTTTAATATACATCATCAATCCACACATTTCAGTTATTCTTCTCATTGTTATAACATCATCTAATATGGCGCCTTCGTCTTCAAAGGACTGCTTTATTCCAACAACATTGCTTTCCGTGCTGAGAATCGAAAGCTTATTGGCTAGTGCCTGTGCTGTTTGCTTCTCTAGATCGTCATAGTCGTACCTTTTTCCTTGCCACGCTCCTGTTATCTTCTTGTCCATTTTTTAAATCCTCCTCTTAGTAGTGTGTGTATCAATGATCATTTCTTTCTCGAATTCCTCCTTTGAGAGAAAAGGCGACATGTTCTCTAAAGGTTGAGATGTCAGACTACCATCTTCTTCTTGTCTAGATGCGGCCGTTGGGAATATTTTTTCTTCAGGGGGGCAAATAATCTCGCACATACATTGACCACTGGAGTTTATAATTTTAGGCAACAAATTCTCAAGCTCTCGCATGTTGGTTATCTTATAAAACTTTATCCCATATGCAGCAGCGATCTTTTCACATTCAGGAAATGAAATTCCGGATTCCGGATCGACACCAGAGAACCTATTATCAAAATACTTAATTTGAGTATTTCTTATCGATAAATATCCACCGTTGTTGAGAATAAAAATTTTAATAGGCATCTTGTTGTGGACTATTGTTTGAAGTTCCTGTATGTTGAACTGAAACGAACCCTCGCCAGTGATGGCTAACATATTTACATCCGGATCGGCTAAATGTGCACCTATCGATGCGGGTATGGCGAAACCCATTTCTCCTTGGGCTGCCGGCAATATAAGTCGATTATCTGTCATCGACTGAGCCATTACATAATAAGCAGATCCGGCATCCGCAACAACGGCAGCATCTTGACCCTTAGTTTCTTCTGAAAGCTTTTTCGAGAAAGAATACATGTTTAGTTTATCCATATCTGGCCTATCAAACACTGGCCAGATTTTCTTCCAGTGGGCGGCCTTATTTAGCCAATAATTTGAAGTCTCGTAATCAATGGACATATTTTCCAATATGAATTGTTTGGCATCCATTTCTATAATGGAATCAATTTTTATTGTATCCTTAAGGTGCTCACCACCATCAATATCTACAGCAATCTTTTTGGCTTCTCTGGCGAAAAGATCATATCTGAATCCGATGGATGGGATACTCAACGAACTACCTATCGAAATAACCAAATCCGAATTGGCTACTGCAAAGTTGCCGGCTCTTGTTCCTTTTATTCCAATTCTTCCAATATATAAAGGATGATCGGATGGTATAAGATCTGTACCTAAAAATGTAAAAGCGCAGGGTATGTTATATTTTTCTATAAATCTTAAGAATTCTTTACGGGCGCCGGAAAGATGTACTCCATTTCCCGCTATTATAATTGGTCGTTTCGATTTCTTTAAATATTCCTCAAATTCGCAGAACTTTTTAAGGGCGGGCGTTTCAATTATAAAGTGTTTTAAATCTTCCGGAGAGATTTCCGATGCTTGTACATCCAATGGTATATCTAGCCACACAGGGCCTGGACGGCCGGTTGTGCATAAATGATATGCTTTTTCTAGCTCATATGCAATATCTTCGGGGTCTTGTACCATGGTCGCATATTTTGTTATAGTTTTCACTATTTCTACTATGTTAGCTTCCTGTACTCCTAATTTCCGGAGGGGAACTTTTGATAAATAGGTAGTGTCTTTTCTGTTTGCTTGACCAGAAACAACGATGACGGGATGACTATCTTGCCATGCATCTAATATTCCAGTTATAGTGTTAGTGCTTCCGCAGCCAGATGTCGGAACGACCAAAGCAACCTCGTTGTTCATCTTTGAATAGCCGACCGCGGCCATGGCACAAGATTGTTCATGATGAAAAAAAACTGGCTTTATATTGCTTTTTGTTACCGCATCGTTTAAAAACATTGCGCCGCCGCCCGGAACCTCAAATGCAAATTTGACTCCCCTTTCGGACAAAAAGTTCATGATGTAATCAGCTACTTTCAATGTCTTTTTCTTCCCATCTATCTCTCCATATTTTTTTGATCTTAAGATCCATATTGTTGAAGTTTCTGTGCATTCCCCATGTCGACTGGTCTTGGTGCCACCTATAATTATATCCGATCCACTTTGGAAACGGATAAATAAACACTCCTTTGTCCGCTAAATTAAAATAGCAATAATAGTCGCCGGCGCCGTAGAAGTCTTTTGAATTCCACTCTATAAAGCCGTCATCATACAAGTCCTTAGAGTAAACCAATGTTGGAGTAGTGACTACGCACTTTTCAAAAAGTTGTTTTTTAAAATCTTCCAAATTATGATAGAAGTGTCCAATTTCCCCAACCAAGGTACCTTCTCTTGTTCCCCTCAGAGGAGATTGTAGGGCCCTGATCTTGCCTGCTGATTTAGAAATGATGTTGACTATATTCTTTATATAATCTTTGTCGATGAAATCATCTGCCCCTAATATAGTAAAATAATCACCAGTGCACAAGGTCATGGCTTTTTCAACAGGCTCTTCCCAGGAATAATCATACAAATTTGGGGCCGAGTCAACTATTAATTTCGGATTTTCTTTTTGTATTCTCTCTGCTATTGACTTGCTCTTATCTGTACTCTCATTGTCGACAAAAATAACTTCAACATTGCTGTATGTCTGATTAAGGGCCGACATTATGCTATCTTCTATCCACTTTTCAGCGTTATAGCACGGTATTATTATCGAAACCTTCATTTTAGCTCCAATAGCGCTTTGACTCTTTCTGTGTAAGCATGTTTGGTGATGATATTTTGACGATTTTTTATTTTTATTTCAAGCCTGTCCTCTGGTGTTTTATCAAAAACATAATGTTGAGCAGCTTCCACCATTTCTTTAACACCATTTGTTAAAATAGCGTTTAATTTCAACTGTTTGATTTGCTCTATGTTATCACTAATCAGCAGGCCGTTAGAGCCCAAGGACTTGAATGTTCTTTCATTTGTATCCAACCCAAGGCGCCTTTGATAAGCATCGTGTATGTTTATTGATACCTTACTGTTATACAGTATAGCATTTTCTTGTTCATGTGTCAAGCCACTGTTAACAAAAAAACCATAGCTTAAACCAGAGTCCTTAAAGCCGTCAAAATATTTGAGCATGATTTCGCGCTTTTCATTAAAGCCATTGTTTGCCCAGCCGCCAACAAAACACACATCGTATTCACACCTGCTGTCGACGACAGGCTTATAGTTTATTGAGTCAAACGCTAGCGGAACAGTGTTGACCTCCTTCCACTTATTATGATAATGAGATTGTTCTGCGAAAGACCATAAATAGACATTGTACATTGCATTTATCTTGCTGATTAAATAATCTGGACAATGGCATTGAAAATTTGGGTGGGATCCCCATGGCTGCGGGAACCAATTAGGTTGAGCATAAAGGAATGTTTTTTGAGAATTTAAAACCGCAGAGAGGGCCTCCGATGTGTTTATATCTCCATCGGTAGCCATTAAATAATAGTCGCTAGCAAAATCCCTGATGTCCGATAAGTCATCATAGTAATGCGCTTGATATCCCAGACTTTGCCAAGCTTGTCTGTACCCTTCATAAATCCATTTTCCAGCATGAGAGGAATGTCTCTTTACGAATACATCTTTGGCTAACATTTGCCTATATCCTCCAAAACATTTTGAAGTCTTATCTTTGATTGATGGTCTTTAAGAAACCTCTCGTGTCCAGCTTTAGCAATTTGTTCTACTATTTTTGGGTGCTTGATTAAAAATTTCGCTTTCTTATGAAACTCATCAGGACTACTAAAAGTTATAATCTCTTTATCAATTTCGAAATACCTCTCAACTGCCGGATGATATTCGGAGAACAGCAAGCCATGGCCGGCCGGGACTTCAAACACCCTTTGTTTCATTTGGGTTTTTCCTTCTGGGTCGTTATCGTTTGTACTGAGATTTATTCCTATTTTACTATTAGCGTGGGACGCAAAGATCTCTTCAGGTGAGACATTAAATATATTATTAACCTCCACACTTGAGCGGCCAAAGAAGGCTTTTCTGCTTGGAGTTAGAAACCCAATAAAGGACATGTACAGTTCTTTATCAGAGAAATTTATATCTGGATATGGCTCTGGATTAGCATGCCACGACCCGTGGACGATATTGTTGTACCCAATAGACCTATATTTCTCCAAATAATCAGGCTCCGGAGTTGAACAAACATTGAAATTCCAGCATGCTCTGTTAGAAAAAATAGGAAACCTCCATGTATCATCACAGAACCAGTTGAATGTTTTAGTTCTTCCGGATTTGGTCTCTTCCGCAACCTCTTCCCATGGCTCATGAGGAGTAATTGCTTTATCTCCAGTAAATTGACAAAAAATTAAATCAGGCTTAAAGTCCTCGATTACTCTCTTATAATCTTTTTCTTCTGGATTTACCGTATCATAAAAATAGACTTCATGGCCCAGTTGCTTTAAAGGCGCATACAAGTACCAATGGCCCATATCCATCTGAGCGCGGTAAGTCTTATTGGTGGTCAGTAATATCTTCATAAAAAGCCTCGGACACTCTTCTTGGTATTTCTTTTCTTTTGTCCCTCATTAACTCAATCAATTCAGCGCCTTTCTTTGGAAACCAATCTTCATGAACTGCGCCAATGTTCTTGGTTGTAATGGCCGACATGTTCATCATTCTTGATTCCAACAAAATCCTAGAAAGAGTTTCTGGCGACTTAGGAAAGAATACTAGTGTTTTGTTTTTTCCTAATTTTTTAAGAAATTTTTGGGGGGAGCAAAGCTCTATCAAGTCATATTTTAAGTTTTTCGCCAAACAATACCGGATAGATCCTTGTGTGTTTTTGTGCGTGGTCGTATAGTTCACCACAGCATATGAATCTTCCTTATCTATTTTACTTAACTTTTCCAGCAGATCTAAATGTTCTTCAGACCACAAATTTCCAGACAAACTTATTAGGTTATCTATTTGCAAATTCTTCTTTAAGATTTCCATATGAAAATTGGTTTGACAGAAAACTGCTTTGGCTCTGGCGTAAAAATCTCGATTTATTATTTCTTCTTTTGGAACTTTAAAGTCAGGATATCCCATGGGATTTCTTGTTAATATATATTTATGATCGTGTTCATAAATAACATACTCCCCGCGTGACGCGAGCAAATCTCTACATTGAAGACTGAGATTGCAGAAATTAGAAACTATAAATTTATGTCCAGATTTCGAAAGCTCTTTAACAGTTTTTTCAGTAACCTCATGAGATCTTTTGCGCTGAACCTCGTGCCCTTGTTCGTTCAGTATTGATACAAGTTCCCAATCATTTAGCTCTCCTCCGCCATCTACTTGATCTGCAAAGAAATCAGATATGAAGCAAATTTTATGCATATTCCTCGATATCTAGACCATCAAGCCAATTGTCAATATCGAATTCTTCTTCTTTGTAAACATAGTTGACAAACTTCTTATATAATTCTTCTTCCTGAAAGTTCTCCAATATCCACTCCTGAAGATTTTTTGCTTTCTTATTCCATTTGGAATAATTCTTTCGAACATCGCGCAGCTTCATCTTGAAAGATCCTTCCCGCGGTGAGCACCACATGGAATCTTCTACAACGACACCATCCCAGATAGCATTTTCCGATACAGGGACTATATCAAACTCAACCTCTGCAAAATAGGGATGCTTTTCTTTTCCTTTACCTTTGCCCTTCTTCGCTTTAATTGGCGCGTAAAGGAAATCACATTGTCCAGACCATCCGGGTGCAATAACAGGTAATCCGCCATAGGCTGCTTCAAAAAGAGGAAGACCAAAGCCTTCTCCGTGAGTGGCCGAAACAACACATTTAATTTGTGGATGCGCGTAAAGAGAGTGCATTTCAGCATCAGTCATGTCGCCATGCAAAAGATATACCTTGCATTTTCTATCTGGGTATTTCTTAAGAATTTCAGACAGTACCGGTTGGACATGCATCCTATCAACGACTGATCCATTTTTGAAAAAGGCCTTAACAACAAGGCCAACCTTTTGATCAATATTCTCTTCTACGAACCATCGGATGGTGTTTTCAAGGTTTTTTCGAGGACCATGTTGGGCCACGACCAGATAGTTAAAATCATAATCTAATTCTAAATCTAGTTCTGGTAGGGTTTCATATTTCTTAACTGGATAGTGTACAACCTTCACTGCCGTTTTGCAACTCAATGTCATTGGCTCTCCAGTTTGTGAATTTTGGCCATCATATGAAGTATTCTTAAAACCATGCTGTGAATGTTCAGATATAGTTATAACCTTGTCCATCATATTTGCTTTCTCAAGCCATATTGGCGCCACCTTTGTGGTTTCTATTCCGGCTGTTACGCCAATGTTTACTGGTGCCAACCTCTCCCATTCATTTGGAACAGTCACTTGAACAGATATATCAAAATTGCTGTTTTCCTGCCCAAGATTAGCCGTGGCCTTAATTCTTTCATCCATCCATGAGCGCTCTTCGTTGGATTCGGCTATCCACCCTGTCTCTCCCCAGTTGATAGGGATGATATAAATATCAAATAAATCCTCTCTTGTGCGCAAAGCTCGAAGGACAAACCTTCCGTGCTCTCCATAGCCGCTGCGGGTCAAAACTGGTGCTCTCACTAATACTTTTTTACGCAATTTCTTTTATCTCCCAAGCTTTGTAGCCTTTTCTAGTTTCCCAAGAGCCATAGCGCTCATGTATTCCGTCCATTAGTTCAATCCATTTATTTTGGTAATCTTTAAAGTTATAATTTTTGCGGACATGTTCTTTTCCTTTTCTCCCCATCTCTTCTCTCTCTTCTTTAGACATATTATACATTTTGTGTAAGGCAGCAATAAAATCTTCTTTGCTTGTCCTGTCTTCATAAATATATGGAACTTCTTGGGAACCAATAATCGACTTTGAGGCCGGCTCAAGTCCAATACCAAACCACTCTTCACCATCTGTTACTTGTTCCTGCAACCCTCCAGTCATCGTAACAATAATAGGCGTCCCGCAAGAAAGTGATTCGAGCGTTGCCAAGCCAAAACCCTCTGCGTCTGAAATATTAATTGTGCAATCAGCCATATTATACATGATGGCCAGTTCCGTGGGTGGTACCTTTTGAGGGGATATTTGTACTCTGCCGTCTGTATATCCATGATCTCCCAGTACTGCCTGCAAGTCTTGTCCGTGAGGGTCTTTCGGGTCTGTATGCATTATCAAACATACATTCTCTGGGCCCACTTCTTCTGCAAACTCTGAGAACCAAAGGGCCAGTGTGCCGGATTGCTTTCTTCGGGCGTTTCTATTGTTCCAAAGAAAAATAACCTTACTATCCCCTTCCTGGCCAAAATTTTGTTTTCTTATTGTGGTGATATCTTCTCTTGGTAGTTCCTTAAATATTTCAATATCTACTGCGTGTGGAAGATAGTGGCTCTCCACATCTGGTGCGACATTGTTAACAATATCATGAGTTACTTTTGATATCGATGCAATAACATCTGTTGAGTCATACCATTTTTTATTATATTTCGGATAAGGATAGTTGTCCCAAACATGATAGTAAACCATCGGTATTAGTGGCCTAACTTCATTCTCAATTTGCCATAGCCATGGATAAAAACGAGGGTCAGTCATGAACCACAACATATCAGGTTTCTCCATCCAAATGATTGATCTGATCATCTCAGCATTTCCATATCCATCTACAGGGAAAACTCTCCAATCACCATCTTCCCAATCCTTATTGGTTATTGTCTGTGGTTCATATTTTTCATGTTTAATGGCGCCACCTATGCAAACAAACTGATATCGGCCCGTCTTTATGAGAGCCTCTATCATATACTTTGTTTGTGTCCCAACTCCGGACGGAGCCAGTGGGTGGTCTGATATAACAAACACTTTTATTTTCTTTTCTTCACTCATGTGCAATGTTCCGTTTTGTAAAATGAACAATACTTGCAAGAAAGACGGTTTTTGATACATGTCTTATTTTCTATGTTTTGTATTGCCTTGTTTAATAGCGCCATGGCGCTGGTTGTTTTCCTTGGGCCACTTGTAACTCGGAAGATTTCTACCTTGCTACCTTTCTTCGCTGTCCTCTTGAGGAGTGCAAAGTGTGTCTCAATTTTGCTTGGATCGATGCCGTGCTTCTTGGCATAAAAGTTTTTATAAAGCGTTAACTGGTAAGTCGTCATTGGCTCTGAGCGGCGTTGCCTATTCCAGCCCCAAGAGCAAGTCTTCCAGTCAATAATGTGAATCTTTCCATCAGGTGTTTTCACAACGAGGTCGATGAAGCCCTTGAACTTATAGTCAGTGCCTTCCATGTTCTCATAGAGTTCTTCCTCTGTTTTGAGAACCTCAAAGCCATCCTCAAAATAGTCGTTTATTCCAGGAAGAACTTCAGGCAAGATGCCCTCGCCTTGCGGCTCCATTTGAGTAACGAGTTTCTGGTCAAGCTCGACACCATCGACTATTAATCTTTCAAGGCCCTTCACAAATTCATCAGCGAAGAGTTTATTGGGGTCTTTGACCTCTCTGAGGAGAGCTTGTTCGCAGTAGCTATGAACGGCTGTTCCGAATGCAGTATACTCATTGCCCATGAAGGATCGGAGACCTTCGAGATACTCTAGTTTATGACGATAAGAACATTCGTTCCAAATCTTCATTTCCGAAAAGGAAATATGTGACAATACCCACCTCTACTTGCTTGTCTTTTTCTTCGCCTTGCTTTTATTTTTAAGAGCAGGCTTTTCTTCTTTACTTAATATAACCTTTTCAGCAGGTTTGTCAAGCGGTTTTATTGTTTTTTTCTCAAAAATCCAAGTTCCGCGGCGAGTGTTCTCTCTCCAATTATGTATATTGGATTCCTTTATCGCCTTTCCGTGCTTTATCTTTTTTTCTGATAATTTACTGATTATATCTTCCGTCTGTACACGAACGAAGATACGATCCCTTGAACCTTCTGTTTCTCTCTTGTATGGAATCTCCACAAAAACGAAAACCTTACCATCTTTTTCTTCAATTTCAAACTTCATCTAAAATTACTCCCATTAGTTTGCTAAATAGTTCTGGACTTATCCTTTTTAAGTGTTCTCTGTTTCCCAAGAAGAATTCTTCAAATCCGTTGGCGAAATATTCTCTTAAGGATGTAGCGCCATAAGGCGATGCAAACAAGCCTGTCGTAAGAGAATGCAAATTATCGTAACCAATCTCTTTATAAAGAAACGAATCAAATTCTGGATCGTATTCAGGATCCGAGAAGTCTAGGCGTGAAACTCCGATGCCGTGACTTTTTAAGGTTGCAGCCAATCTCTCGCGTTTTCCCAAAAACTCTTGTTCTATTCTTCTATCGCCATATATTTCTAATCCCCTCTGGGCTTCTACTGCATGAGCAGTCTCATGAACGATGTTCTCTATATAGTCTCCATTTGTCGGAAGATCGCTGGTTATATATATTGCTCCCGATTCATATCGAGCCTCAAGTTCTCTTTCCTCATTTTCTCCGAAAGATCCAATAAAGATCTCATCAACCTCTTCCATTAGGTGCGGAGGAATAAGACTCTCGATCTTACCCAACATCGAGGACATGTCGACATTAGGTAGCACCGGATCTTTTACATAAACAAGAATTCTTCCAAATAGGTAATGCTCTCTCTTTTGCTCTTCAGATTTTTTGAGAGAGTCTCGTATTATCTCTTCTATCTTGCTATTCTTCAGCATCGGCCTGTGCAGCTTCTTCTGTCAACTTAAAGCCTTCTATGGTGTCTTGTAATGCCTGCTCATATCCTCTCATAAAATTCTCTTCTGCAAGGGCCATAATAAACTCAGGAAATTCAAGTGACATGTGCTCTACAATCATCTCCACCGTCACATTGCCGTCCCAATCAATCGACTCTTCTTCTTCTTCAGAATTGTGCTTTTCTAATGCCGAAGAATAAGTTTCCCCAACATAATTAACCAACCATTGCTTCATTGGATTTTCAGGCGACACAACCTCTTTAAGGATTATATTTTCAGTATTCATTTTGTTCTCCATAATATAATTATAACCTATATTATTACTAAAGTCAAGTAAAAATTATAAATTTTTTGCCGCGACGGTTGCTAGCTTGGATCTTTCGCCCTTTCTTAAGGTAATATGCCCAGCAATATCAAACTTTTTCAACCTCTCAACGGCGTGTACAAGGCCAGTAGAAGTCTCGTTGACATAGATGTTGTCTATCTGTTCAATGTCGCCAGTGAGCACAATTTTTGTCCCTTCGCCTGCCCGGGTAAGAATAGTTTTAACTTCGTGGCGAGACAGGTTCTGAGCTTCATCAATGATAATGAATGCATTTGCGATGGATCGTCCGCGGATGTAGGTAAGTGCCTCCATCTCAATGATGCCCTTCTCCATGTACATTTCCAGTGTAGAGTTGTCGTCGCCGGTTAGAAATTTCAAGTTATCTTCAATCGGAGCCAACCATGGCTTCATCTTGTCTTCCATAGTTCCGGGGAGGAACCCGATGTCTTTCCCCATGGGCTGTATTGGGCGAGATACGATTAAACGCTTATAAAGGCCGTCTGAGAAGCCTTTCTCATCAAGGGCCATGGCCATTACCGTTTTATTGCTTATAACCTGTTCTAGGCCCGCTGCAATAGCCAATAGAGTCTTTCCTGAGCCGGCCTTACCAATGAGAGATACGATTTGAACTTTTGGATCCATTAGCAAGTCAAGAGCAAATGCTTGCTCTTTATTCCTCGCTCGAACTCCCCATAAACCCTGCTTGTGCTCCTGAATCTTCCGTAGTGGTCGCATGTAGCCCATAAATCGGCAGATGGCGGTTTTCTTCTCGTTTGTATTGGAGACGAGCATAATAAACTGGTTCGGTAGAAGCCCAAGCTTCTCATCTTTCTCGATGAAGACACTTTCTCCAGCATAGAACTGATCAACCATCTGCTCATCGACGAGATGCTTGGCGAAGCCCGAATAAAGCTCGCTTTCCTTTCGTATCGCCTGATTCTTGTTGTAATCCTCAGACAGAATTCCGATGGAGTCGGCGATGACTCGCATGTTGATGTCTCGGCTTACAAGAATTACTTTCCTTTTCTCGTGAAAAGCCTTTTCTGAGAGGGCTGTAGAAATAATAATGTGATCGTTGTGTTCACAATCCAAATCATCAGGCAAAGCCGGAATTCCATGTGTAGCGACTTTTAGGATGCCCTTGCCCTTTCCGAGTCTCACACCCTTTTGCAAAGAACCCTTCGCCCTCAACTCGTCAAAGTTGCGAATTATTCTTCTGGCGGTTGAGCCGACAGTATCCTGTCGCTTCTTGTGTCCATCGATCTCCTCCAACACCTTAAGAGGAATAACGATATCGTTATTGTCGTAGTCAAAGATACAGTTCGCATCAGACAAGCAGACACTAGTGTCTAAAACATATATTTTCTTCATCTGGTTTCCTTTCCACGAGCCCTTGACCCTTACCAATAAATAGTTCCGGAAAGAAGAAACCCACCGACGAAGCGATGGGTTTCAAAGAAGAAGAGAGGGCGAAGGGGCGAATTCGGGTCACCAATGGTTTTAGGCTAACCCAGTCCAGCCAACGGACTTAGGGGGGGGTAGTTATTTTTCCGCCCTCTCTTCTAAACATTCTGTAATTTGTAATATTCTTTCTGCGTCTTTGTTTCCTGTAACGACTTGATAGATTAGTGTTCCCATAATCGAAGCGATGATCGATCCGAATATAGTTCCGATTCCAAATGCGACATAAGCCGCACCGGCTTTCTTGAGTTTATTGAACATTCCATTTTAC